TAATACGACCATCTGGCCAGTGCTTAGCTAAAGCTGGGATAACATCAATATAAGTTGTAATTAGCTTTACAATACCACGTCTTACTAACAAAGCTTTACATAGATTATGTGCAGCTGGAATAGCTTGCTTATAAAGCTCAATTAGCTTGTCTCTGTCTGGTAAGAATTGCTTAACCTTAGCTTTTGTATAGAACTCAAAGCCTGGCATATTCTCTTGCTCTTTCTTTTCTTTGGCTTGTTCCTCAGCTTGCTTCTTTGCTGATTCTTCCATAGACAAGAAAGTATCTACTGTTGCTTCAGCTATTTCGTCTAAGTCTTCTAAGTCAGCTACTAAAGCATCATCTAAGAACTTAATTTCATCTTCACCTGTAGCTCTTGGATTTCTTGGGTCAGCTGGCTGTCTAAATAATATATCATAAAATAATATTGCAAGTTGTGTTGGCGAAGCTAAGTTGATCGGGTCTTCAAGTTGTGAAATCATTGGCTTACCTAACTTATATTTTCTTCCCTTTTCATCTTGGAAAGTATAAGTTTCTTCAGCTTTTTGTAATGACATCTTAGATTTTGAAGACTGATATATTCTTGCTCTGCTATTTGCATAATAAGATAATCGCCAAACAGAAATTAAGTCTTTTAAGTTGCCTAATTCTTGTGTTATTTGTGTATCAAGCTCTGTTAATTGCTTGTCATATTTAATCTTTAATCTTTCGCCTTCTTCTTGGTCAATATCAACACCGTATAGCTCTGTTTCAGCAGTTACTTCAACTGATGGAATCTCAATTTGCTCCATTAGCTTTAACTGTATTGCATTTTCTGGCTTATTGAAATACTCCATTTCCCACTCATAAACCTTATAAGTCATAAGTGAGTCTGTAGCAGCATACAAAGCAAATATGTCAGGGTCAACATATCTGTAAGGTGTGCCTTCAAATAAAGCATCAATACTATATTTTGTTTGTGTTGGATCAATATAAGTTGTATAAATATATTTTAAGCTAACCTTTTTATCAGCAAAAACATTCTCATCTATGATTCTGGCTGCTACTAATGTGTCCCAAGTTGGAGCTAATTGTAGGCCGCATGTGCACTTCAAAACCTCATAATCGAACTTTCCGTTATGCATTATGATATTAGGTTTATTTGGAGCTATAATGAGACGAGAAAGCTGTTCTTTAACATCTTTTTCAGTTAGCTGATAAGAAAGTCTTTCATTTGTATCTACATTTGTATGATTTATAGGCACATATATCTGCTTCTTTCCTGGCACATATAAACATAAGCCCATAATTTGGCAAGTATAAGCATCAGTGCTATTATTTGTTTCAGTGTCGACTGCTATGCAGCCTGCTTCTAAAGCAGCATCTATATAAGCTCTAAACTCATCTATGTTTGTGACAACCTTAATATTAAGCTTTTGTCTGCCTAATACTCTTAAAACATTTTCACTGATAAAACTCAATCTCTCTTGAAGTGTAATACTTTTAGATTTTAATACTTTCTTAGCATCAACTTCAGAAAGCTCACCTTCAGCACGCTTTAATATGTCCTTTATATCAGGTTTTTCTAATGTGATCTCAAACTCTTCGCCAAATAGTCCTGGCATTTATTACCTCATCTTAAAACAGTATTCATAATAATATACAATATAAAAAAGAATAAATTGCCATTTTTCATACAATTTATTCTTCGAACTTTGAATTATATTAATTTTATTACAAGCCAATATTAAAAGTTAAACTTAGGTGCTGGTCTCTCAAATGTTCTTTGAGGTGCATCTGCTGTTGGTTGTGCTGCTGGTTGAGCTGGTGCCTCCTTAGCTAACAAAGCTTCTGCTTGAGCTAATACTCCACCAACTTCTGGTTCAGCTTCAACCTTTGGCATTGCAGGTTGAGCATATTCATCAGCCATAAATGGAGGTTGTGATGCTGGTTCTTCCTTAGCTGCAGGTGCTTCTATCTTTTCAGCCTTCTTGAAAGCTGGGAATTCGCCTGTTTCTAAGAAAGTAGCAATTTCTTCCTCTGTCTTTACCCAATAGTCATGCTTAGCTGGATCATAGTTTTCAAAAGCACTGAAATCTGCTGGCACATTATAATTAGCTGCCATTCTTTCTGGAATGTAGTCAATAGTATATGTAACTTTTGTGCCTGGGTCCTTGCCACCAATACGGCTTACTGTAAATAAGCTTTCTCTTAAATCACCATATTGTGTAAGCTTTGTGTTAATTTCTTGTGATCCATAAAAGGCATTCTTTTGCCAAATAGCTGGTTGTGGGTCGCTATATGTTCCTGTGCCCTTATCTAAATAAGAAACGATAACTGGAATGAATACTTGGTTTTGAGCCTTACCAACGTCCTTTGCACCAGCCTTATTAGCTCTACATAATGGGCACTTGTCTTCAAAAGAATCAATAGCATTAAAACAGCTAATTGTCTTCCAACCCTTGTTGTCCTTAATTGTATGAACCTTAGCAAATTTTAACTCATCAATTTTGCTAACATTAAATCTTACGACAGCTGAATCGCCATCGTTTGATAACTTGAAGAAACCAATCTTAGGTCCAGTGCTCTTTGCTTGACCTTTAGGTTGACTGTTTTGCTTCATTAAATCTGCATAATTAAAACTACTCATAAATTATAAAATCTCCTTCGCTTTTCTGCGTTTCATTATATTATACATTGTCATTTACAAATTTTATCAAATTATTTTCAATTTGTGGTAAATTATATTGCTTTATTAACTGTTCCCACTCTGAATCTGACAAATCATTTACGTCTTTTTTACCATTAGGCATATATACATCTACTATTATTATATGCTTTCCAAGCTTTTTCTTTAATTTATTTCTAAAGATTTCACCATACTGGTCATTATCAAAAGCTGCATATAAAATATTTATGCCTGATTTATTCAAATCTTCTATTTGCTCATCAGCTATACTTCCTAAAGTTGCTATCGTTGGCACATTATGGCACCAACCTGTCAAGCAGTCAATAGGTCCTTCAGCTATCATAGCACGCTTTAAGTTATTTTTAATAATTATATTTAGATTATATACCTCTCTTCGTGCATCTTTTGGCATAAAGAAACTCTTATAGTCTATAGATCTCTTAGCAAATAATACTAAATCACCTTTAATATTATATACGGGAAAAATAACTTTTCTTTCTTTTGGGTCATACTTAACATTAAACTCTTCACAGACTGTTCTGTTAATCTTTCTTTGAGCTAAATATTGACAGTAAGAAGTATAATCATCTAATATAGATTCGTCTATTTTAATACCTGTATTCTTTTTTCCTAATTGAATAGGGTCTCCGAGCTTAATACTTGTAGTTAATACCTTGCCATATCTTCTGATTAGCCAATCTTTTGCAAAGTCATATGAGCTTTCAAAGCAAGCTTGCACAAATTGAGCTAAGTTTCCTGAAGCATCGCAGCTAAAACAATGCCAAGCGCCCGTTTCTGGGTCTATATAACAGCTATTCTTTCTCTCTAAGCCGTTTTTATGCACTGGGCAAGGCACGCTATAACCTGCTGTCTTCATTTCGTGAAAAGCCAACTTGCCATTCGTCAAGTTAGCCTTTAAATCACTTACTATCTTAGATATTTCTTCATCTATATAATAATTATCTACTGTAATCATTAGTTAAATACACTATCTGGGTTTACTATTGTTCCAGAGCTTATTGGTGCATAGCTGTCAGCTAAGTTTTGTTGGTCTTCTGAGCTTGTTACACCATCACCTTCAACTGGAATATAATTAAATCTACCTGTATTGAAATCTGTTGTATACTTAAGCTTATTATGATCGCCACCATCTCTTGCTTTGATGATGTTCAATGTAAGCTCTATTGTATGATTTTCAAAGTCAGGGTTTTTTTGCTCTAATGCAATAATTGTTGTTGCATATCTGCTAATCTTATCTGAGCCTGCAACTTGTGTTGTGTCTTGCTCACCATCTTCATTTTTTGTTCTATTCATTTGACAAACTGAAATGATAGGTATTTGCTTCTCAACTTGTAATTGCTTAATTCTCTTAGCTATTAAACCAACTCTTTCATGCTCAGCCTTTACATAAGCATGCTCTTCAAGTAAGTCATATTGGTCTACAAATAAGATTTCTAAGTTCTCTTTCTCAATAAAAGCTTTTAATGTATCTACTGTTACTTCACCGCCTGGCACATCATTTGGTGTTAATACTTTAATTGGTGCATGAGGTGTAGCTTTTAATGAATCAATATATGCTTTATATCTTTGTTGCACAAATAAATCGCCACGATTAATTGAGCTATTTTGAATATGGCTTATGAAAGTATCAATTCTATAACCTACTTTATCAGCTGTCATTTCACCTTCATATATACCAACTCGTTTACCTTCTAACCAAGCTTCAGCAGCCATCTTTAATAAGACTTGTGTTTTACCTACACCTGTTCTTGCTATGATGACCATATTTTCTTCAAGCATATCAATACCGCCTTCACTTACGCCTGTATTGTTCTTGTCTGTTCGGCTTAGCTTTTGGTCAAGTTCTGGGAAGCCTGTTGAAATATAATATTTGTTTTTCTTAACTGACTTCTCTAAGTATCTATCATAACGACTTGTATCTGTAATTAAGTCTGTGCATTGAATACCAGTCGTTATCTTTGATATTTTTTCAGCACCTTCTCTAAGTATTTGTTCAGCTTTAGCATATTGACCACTTTCAAGTTTACGTTTAGATTCATTATACATTTCAACCATACAGTTTACTTTATAATCTTGAATAAGCTGTTCAACTAAAAAGTTATCTGGCTCTTTAACTTCAACATATGTAAAGTCTGGGAACATACCTAAGAATGTAATTTTATCTGGCACCACTTTATACATTTCATAGTGTTGCTTAATAAACTTATATTCATTTTTTGTATCAGGGAAGAAAGCTTCAGTTAAATTATTATTTGTAATAAGAGATAGGTCTTTCTTATCTAAGATTCTACATAAAGCTTGTACTTGGCTTGTCATTATGCTTGACCTCCCTTATCTTCTGTTTGTAATGTGTATGCAAGTGCTCTCTTATCTTTGCCTTTTAGCTCTACATCTATTGAGAGATTACATATTCTACTGCCTAAACGTTCACCTAAAGCTGCATAAATAGCATCTTTACCTAAGTTTGATGTATAAATATTAGCTTTTCCATCAATAATTCTTGGATCAATGAAGTTTAATAACTGATTAATTTCATATTCTGTGCCCATTTTATTACAAATATCGTCCCAAACTACCAAATCTGCTTCATAAATATGCTCTTTTATATATTTTGCATAGTCATTTGAACTATCAATATTGTCTTTTAGAGCTACCAAAAGCTTTGGCACACTAACAAATAAAGCTCTACAAGCTAAATCTGAGCCTGGCCAAATCTTATTAAAGTATGCTTCTATCATTCTATAGCACCAACTTGACTTACCATTTCCGCAAGTTGATGAATGAATAAATAGATTTCTACCTTCTTTTACAAAGTTTTCTATATCAGCTTCAATACCTGCTAATTGTGTAAACTCATTTAGGTCCGTGCCATCTGCATCAATATGCAAAGTAATATGCTTACGCTTATTCTCAGGAATCAAAGCAGCAGTATAAAGACTATCCATCTTATACTTTCTTAAACAAAACTCTGCTTCGCAATCCTTACCATTGCATATAGATCTTAAATAGCAATCTTTAACTGCCATTATTATTTTGTCTCCTTCTTGTCTGTGCTGCCTTGCCAGCCAGTGCCACGCTTTGTTTTTTCTGTATAAAACTCTTCTGGTGTCATATCAACAATTTCTACTGGGTCTGTTGAAATTAAATGTGGAATAAATTGAACTGCTTTCTTACCAAATTCTAAATGTTGATAATGGTCAGAAGTATTAATTAAATTAATATGCCATTCACCTTGATAAGATGCGTCTATGACTGATGCACCAAAAATAAGTTGCTTCTTTGTTGCAATACCTGATTTATTATTAGCAATTAAAGCTAATTCTGGTCCAAACTTGCTCATAATGCCTGTTGGAATAATAATAGCTTTATGTGGTGCTATTTGAATAGTATCACCTAAAATAAATGATAAACTTTGTGCTCTGCATTCGTCTGCCATCTCTAATTGTTTATTGCGCTCTTCATACTCAGCATAAGTCTCTTTTAGAAATTCTAACTTTTGATCATAGGTCATTTTACCACTTAAACCCATTGCTACATTTTCTGCTATAGATTCATTACTAAATGTATCAACTAACCTAAAGTTTTTAGCACATAAAGCTTTTCTAAACTCTGGTGTATTCTCTGGTATGTAAAAATCTATACCTGCATTTTCATTTACGTCTCTTTCTGGGTTTTTAACATCTCTTGTTTTAATAAATTGCATACTTTGCTCCTTAAATATTCTATTTTATTATACGCTTTATTCTTTATCAATTTGTCAAAAATAAGCTAATTAACCTTAAACTTTCTTAATTAGCCTATATGGGCTTATAACGAGCCCACATCAATATATTATACAATATAAAAAACAAAAAAGCCTGCATTTCTGCAAGCTTTTTCATTATTTTTCTTTTTTGCTATTTAACAATAACTATTGTTCCATCTGGAAGTCTGTATTCGCCGGCTTCTAATGTTCCAACATCAGTATCAGCAGCAATAACCTTAATAGCACTTACTGAAATTGTTAATTCAATGCTACCAACTTTTACCTTAGTTGTATCAGCTGTTAATGTGCCTTCAACTTTAATTGCTCCGTTTTCAACAATAATATTGTCATCTGTAATATCGGCTAACTTTGTGAAATCTTCAAGTTTAATACCTGTGATTTCTTCACCAGTTACTAAGTTCTTTGTGCTAATAGTAATATCTAAATCTTTAGCTGTGCCATCAATGAAGATAATACCATCAACTGAAGCTTCTGTAATAACTACAGGATCACCAGCATCATATAATTTCTTTTCTTGTCTACCGTTGAAGAAGCTCTTTTCACCTGAAGTAATCTTAGCTACGCTGTATAAGAATTTAACATCATAATAAATACCACCCTCGAAGTAGTAGCCATATACAGCTGAAATATCATCTTCTTTTAGATTTGTTGTGCCAATAGTTCCATAAATCTTGTTATAGTTTCCAACTTCAGCACCAATACCAGCAGAAATTACACCACCTAATAGATCAAATTTAATAGTTGCATTAACACCTAAATAGATAGTTGCATTTCCATCAAAGTATACTGTTGCAGCATCAAAAGATAAACCTTGTGTTTCTGTAATCTTAGCTGATTTTTCATCTGTTGCAGGGTTATACTTAATTTCTGCCTTGAATCCAGAAGTTGCAGTAGCTTCTACACCAAGCTCTCCAGAGAAAGCTAAATCTAAAGCTGCATTTACTTGGAAAGCAACATCAGCAACACCGCTACCAATTGGAACTACCCAATTAAATACTGGAATAGTAACTAAATCTTCATCAGCATTTTGAACCATAGCTTTAATCTTAGCAATAATAGTATCCAAGTCTGAGCCTTCTGAAATAGCTACGCCATCTTTAACTTCTACACCGAATGTTAATGTATTGTAGAAGTCAGCTGTAATATCAATTTTACTCTTATTTCCAATAACAGATCCAAGATTAATATCTGTCTCAACAGTTACTTGTGAATCGATTATGAAAGATAATTCTAAGTCTAATGAATTAATACCATCTTTTTCGCCTAAAACATCTTTTACAGTTATAACAATACTTAATCTAACTGTATCTTCACCAACCTTATTAGCATCAACTCTTACAGGTCCTACATCAAAACCAGCACATGATACTAAATTAACAATTTCATTAGTAGCTTCTTCTACATTTCCAAAATCTACTTTACCTTCTTCTAAGTTAGCTGTTGAATTAGCTGTTAAAGTTTTATAAACTTTTTCATAGTCTGGTGTTACATAAGCAACTTTATTTGTGCCAGCAACATTTGTATTCGCTACACCAGCAACTAAATAAGCTCTTGTGCCAGTATAAACAATGTCGCCCATTTCTAATTCTCTATCTATTAAAGTAGAAACTACATCAGCATCATATTGGAATGTATTTAAGTTGCCATTTGATGAGAAGTTAGATAAGTAAGCTGAATCTAATTCAATAACGTTAGCTCCTAAATCTCTCTTAGAAATATCTTCAGAAGTAATTACAATAATTAAAGCTGAATTATTTTTATATCTTTTTGTGCTATCCTTTGGGTCTACAATAGATAATCTGCTATCTGTAGCTTTGATTCTATAGCTTACTCCAGCTTCAAAATTTGGATAAGTAATAATTTTGTATTGATTACCACCAATTGGAACAGCATCAATTTGCACTTGACCTTTGCCTTCTTGTACAAAGCTAATACCTGAAATAACTTCACTTCTATCCATTGTTTCAGAAGCTTCTACAATTATACGGCTTCCTTGGTCAACATACTTCATTTCATTTACTACGAATGATGACCCTCTTGTCTCTTCTTCAATAGTGTTTGTGTCATTAGTATCTTCTTTGTTGCATGAGATTAAACAGGTAGCCATGCATACTAGCAACATAAGCACTAAAATTACTGATAATAGTTTCTTATTCATATAATTTCCCCTTTATGAAATTTTGTGGTTACTATATAATTTAGCAAAAAATAACCTACTATATTATACAATATAATAGGCTTAAATTTATCATTTGCTATATTTGTTGCAGTTTAATCTTCAAATGTGGCTATAATTCGCTTATCAAAAAGGCCTCTTTCTTCAGCTTTTTTCTTATAGGCTTCTGCTACTTCATCCACTGTAATTTCTATGCCACTATTTAGTTTTGCAACATTTATTAAGGTTGCTAAAATGTCAGCAGCTTCATTAGCTAAAGCCTCTTTAGAATGCTCTGGGTTGCTTGGCCACGTTGCAATTCCAAACTCACCAAGCTCTTCATAAATCTTATCTACAGCAAAAGGTCTAAAGTCTTCATCATCTTTAGCTATTCTATAGCTGCATTTAACACCAGCTGCTTCCATAATCTCTGGGATCTTATCTCTAACTAATTTTTCCATTATTTAACCCTCTCATAAGTACAGTATCTTGTTGTGTATTCATTGTCTTCAACTGGGTCTTCTTCTTCAATAAGCCTCCAGTCAGGATCTGCATCTAAGTTTGGAAAGTCTACTTCTCCAAAGCCATCTGCATCAACCTTAGTAATATAAGCTAAATCACAGTAAGGAAGCATAGACTTATAAAACATAGCTCCGCCTATAATAAATACATCACTGCCATGTCTTGATAGGTTTCCAAGACAACTTAATGTTTCATCAAAGTCATGCAAGCAAATGCAGTCAGCTACTTCAATGCCAGGTGGGCAAAGCACTACATTAACTCTATTTGGAAGCGGTTTTGAGCCAGGAAGTGATAGCAAAGTGTTATAACCCATTGCTACAATGCCTCCTGAAGTAAGCTTCTTAAAACGCTTTAGGTCTAAAGGAAGCTTAAATAAAAGCTCTCCTTTGCCAGTTTCTGGGTTCGTCTTTCCAATATTCCAATTTTTATCAACTGCAACAATAGTCTTAATCATAATTTATTCCTCTATTTATATATTACTTGCATTCTGCCTTCTGGTGCAGGTATATCAAGCTTAGTAAGTGTAGCTGGTATTTGTCTATAGTCCGCCATATAATAGCAGTGCTCGTAAGAAGCATATAATATTAGTAGCTTTGTTTTATATAAAAACTTTGTATTTTTACCATAATATTCCAAACCTTCTTCTCCATTTCTACATTGCTTTAATTCAACATCGATTTTCTTACCATTTTCATCATTATAATAGAAGTCTGAAATATATTCGCCTCTACCTTGACATAATTTATCGTGATTTGTAGGTATACCATCCTTATTGGTTTCTTGAAGATACAATGTATGTCCTTCCCAAGTATGATTAGGCACTTGCATTTCTGTTAAATAATTATTGTAGAATATTTTTAAACGTTGCCACCAACTATAACTTGTGCTACGAGGTGGTATGCTACGCTCTAATAAATACAGTTGTTGTAGCATCCGTGTAGATGTAGTTTTTGGGTTCTTTAAGAACTGACCTAATTGTGGGTAGTCAATAGACGTAATGCCGCCTAACTGTTGTATATATTCTTGAGCCTTTGCTGCACGTTCATTTAAATCTGTCATATCTTCCAAAGTAGCTACCATTAATATAAACTCATCTGAAGCACCTTTTAAAATGTTTACATTTGGTGTTGGTGTTTTTACATTGGCCGGTATTTTTGCTTCAAGTTCTGCTCTATCTATTTCCATTTTAATCTCCTAATTTTGCATTTATATAATACATTAAATCTGTTTCTGCAAGCTCATTAATGTCTCTTAACAAACCTTGTCTATCTCTTGCATAAATAACACCAGCTCTTGTAATAACCTTTCTAATACCTGCATTTTTAATAAGTCTTAGGCAGATTTCACAAGGTTTTGGTGCAACTCGCTCTTCATTTGCTTCAGGGTCAAAGCAAGCCAAATAAAGTGTTGAGCCTATCATGTCCTTCTTAGCAGCTATTAGAACTGAATTCATTTCTGCATGTATAGCTGGACAAGTTGCATATTCTTGCATGTCTTTATTACTGTCTACTTTTGTACAGGTCTCACAATGTTTTTCGCCAGCAGGTGTACCATTATAACCTGTAGAAAGTATAAAGTCATCTTTAACAATTACAGCACCGTAATGCTTTTTCAAGCAAGATGATCTCTCTGAAACTGTTAAAGCAACATCTAAATAGTAGCTATCTTTATTCATTTATAGCCTCCAATCTTGCTCTAGCTTTAACAAAGTATTCATCATCAAGTTCAATACCTATGAAGTCTCTTTCAGCTTCTAAAGCAGCTACACCAGTTGAGCCACAGCCCATAAATGGATCTAAAACTACTTCACCTTTATTAGATAACACCTCTACAAAAAACTTTAGAAGTGTTGTATTCTTTTCATTTGGGTGAAGGTTCTTGCTTGCTCGCTTAGCTGTAGCAAAGCCCCATTCAGTCTTTATCCAGTTTGGATAAGCATATGTATATGGCTTCGGATTCTTATTACGCTTGTCTTTAAACCAGCCCTCAGAAGTTGGAATAAAATCTACCTCGTTAAAGTCTTTGCCTTTGCCCTTTGAAAGCACAAGTATTGGCTGGAATTGGAAGCCAAAGTTATTCTTAGGTGTTGGTGAGCCATTATTAAAGCAACGTGTAGCAACTATATTCTTAAAAGTAAAGCCTGCTTTTAGAGCTTCATCTATCCAGATATTAAGATTTCTTAAGCCTACATATAAAACAACATAGCAGTCGTCTTTAAGTATTCTATACATCTCTTGATACCAGACAGGAATTAATTGCTCAATATAGTCAGCCGAATCATTATAGACGTCATTTTTGAAGTCTACGCCATATGGTGGGTCGGCTAAAATCAAATCAATGCTGTCTGATTCTTGCTTTTTCATAACAGCTAAACAGTCATTATTATATAATATCATTTAATTAACCTACTATCTTTGTTGCTACTTCTTTAATAGCTTCAACTAAAGCTGAGGTTTCTTCATCAATTTTGTCAACTTCATTAGTTGATATTGCCTTAGCTAAAGTGCCTAAAGTATTACCTGTTTGTACTAATTGCTCTTTTTCTTGCTCTGTAAGTGAGCCAATCTTCGTAATATTCATTAGTTATACTCCTTCTCTAACTTTTCTTTATTCTTATTATACCAAGCTACAAAATCATCTAAGTCTTTTGATTCTGACATCTTAGTAATTAACTTTACAAATAAATCTTGTGAATCTTTATGCATTGCTCTCTTGCCTTCACACTTAGCCTTCCAATAATCAAGTGGTGCTTTAACTGTCCACTTTGTCTTATTATAAGCTTTTCCTGCACCAACGAAATCACAAACCATTTCAATAACTCTATCATAAGGCATCTTTACAGCTTTACAAATGATAGTAAATGTGCCATCATCATTAGGTGTTGCCTCGTTAAAATCTGTCCAGTATTCCCAGTGATGTAGGTTTCTTGACTTATGATGTATCCAGCTTGGGCTATAACCAAGCTTTTCTCTTGCTATATCATGTGGGCTCTTTGTGCCATCTGCATACTTATAAATGTCGAATTCATCTGGCATAAACTTGCTTAGGTCGTGTTGCTCACCAAGCTCAGGAATACCCATCTTATAGCATAGCTCTTTAACGCATTCAATATGCTTTAATATTGTTTCTGTGTGTAAATCTTTCTTTTCTTGATCTGTCATTATCTAAGCTCCTCAACAACTCTATACATGAGTGTCTTTAAATCTCTTTCATGGTATTTATTTAACCACTTTAATCTAATTTCAATATAATTATTCTTCTCAGCATAATCTGGCCAACCGATTAGAATTTTATTAATCTCATCCCTATTTAAATAAGCACCAAGCTCTATATTGGTTGTAAAGGCAGGATCTTCCTTTGTTCTTGGAATCCAAAAAACAATTTTATCAGCTTGATACATTGCAGCTTGCTCCCAATGTGTTTGTTTCTCTAAGTAAAGCGGGTCATTTTTATCAAAATATGGATTAGTTGGATTAAAAATTATACCATCAAAACCTGCTTCTTGCAAGTATTTTTCAGCTTCAAAACGCCAGTCTCTTTCATAGTCGCCTCTTGGAGATGGACCAGCTAAAAAGATGCTATGCTTAGGATCTTTTTGCCAAGCAACTATACCTGGACTATTAAGTTCTCCTCCAAACTTTTTCGATGGGTGCACTACTTCAAACATTATTCAGCCACCTCAAACTTTTCTTCTAATTTTGTAGATTGATAATTATCTAATCTAAAATCATCTTCTGTAAAAGCATAAAAATCTTTTACTTCTGGATTTAGCCATAACTTTGGTGCGTCATATTCAGGATTATCACAAAGCTTCTTAACTACCTCTAAGTGTCTATCATAAATATGTAAATTATTTACAATATGAACAAGCTCACCTACTTCATAGCCACAAACTTGTGCTAGCATATGTGTTAAAATAGCATATTGCATTGTGTCCCAACCACCTGAAGCGGCTGCTGCTAATAAGTCACCAGACCTTTGAATGACTGTGCAATTAAGCTTATTATCTGCTACATACCAAAGTGTTTCATAAACGCATGGAGGTAAGGCCATATCATGTAAATCTTCTGGGCACCACATAGTTGTAATCATTCTACGGTCCATCGGCTTATTTTTTAATAAATAAATTAAGTTGTCAACTTGGTCTAGGTCTCCATATTCATAGTGAGAAACCTTACCTAATTGATAACCGTATGTTTTACCAATTGTGCCATCTGGACGCTCCCAGGCACGCCATATCGCAGCCGATTTTCCTAGCTCTTCTACTACGTTAGACTTCTTTTGCCACATCCATAAAAGCTCTCTTACAACGCCTTTGAACGCTTGAGTTCTTAATGTTAAAGCTGGAAACTCTTTACTTAAATCATAGCGTCTAACTGCACAATATGTTTTAATAGTATGTGCAGGTGTTCCATCTGGCCACTTTGGTCTAACTTCAAAAGCTTCATCACTAAAACCTTTTGTAAGTATTTCTTCGACTTCCTCTTTGAAGTACTTGTCAGCTTTACTCATTATTTATCCTCCTCATTTACTGGTATATCTATAAACATATCATCGTCCTCTAGTAAGCCAAGCAATAATATTAAATAATTAGTTATATCACCTGTCTTTTCAAGCCATAAGTCTCTTGTAAACTTCTTGCCACTATTGACCATATCAATAATAGAAGTAAGGTGCTTTAATAGATAGCCAAATAATACTTGCTCATTTGACCAACCTGAAATAGAAGCACCATTCTTAAAGTTAGATAATCTGTCATCATCTAAGTTATATTCGCCTGCTTTCTTAACTAAAAGCTTTTTAATACGCTCTTCTGTAAACTCTTCAACAATTTCATTAAATCTTTCTGACGTCATTTTTTACCTCATCTATAATAGTATACAATATAAATTGCTAGTTTTTAGCCAGCAACTCTAAAGCTTCAATATATTATACAATACAAAAAATAAAAAAACTAAGCACCTCTTAAAAAAGAAGTGCCTAGTAAAAGGAATATAATAAGAAAGTTAGACTATGGGAAAATAATCTAACCCGGAAAGGCTAATTATTCAATAATAATTAACTTTGTCTTATTTACTAATGTTTCAACATCTCTGTTAGCTTTTCTAACTTTGATGCTATAATAATATGTAGCTGGAGGAAGTAATCTTGTTTCTTCAGCTTCTAATTTAATTTCTTTGAAATATCTGTTATCGCCCTCACGCTTGTCTTCATTTGTTAATGAATATGACTTGCGAATAAGAGCTTCTTCAAAAGGTTGCTTAGGTAATGTAACTCCAAAATAAAGTCTATCACCTTCTGTATAACTGTAAGTTTCTGGCAATACATAAGTGTATTTTAATGTGTCGCCTCTATTAAGCATAAATATTCTTTCTGACATAATTAAATACCTCTAATTTAATTTTTATATATTGCTATATAAGCTGTCTTCTACAACAAAGCCAGGTAGCTCATAAATTTGTCTAGCGCCACCTAATAAATCAAAAACAACTTCTACTTTTGTTATTTCATCAATGTCTACTGGTGCAAATGTTTTTGTATAGTCAGATGTCAATAAATAGCTAACATCGCCTGTTTCTGGGTCATAATTAAAATTATGGTCTTCGTTTAACTTAAAAGCATCTGTCTTTCTTATATAATATCCGCCAGCATCTCTTTCTGTAGATAAATAGTTGATAATTAAAGTCAAATCTAATAGTACAGGTCCCTGCTCTGTTGGATAGCTACTATCATCAATACCATAATTTCTAACATTAAAAGAAATATAATCAGAAGCACCTCTTGTGATATAAAATACTTCTGGCTTTCTAAATGTTGGCTTTGTATCTAAAGTTGTTTTAACTTGAAATTCTCTCATTTTATATTCCTTATGAAATGCTTAATTTGCCATCTCTTTCTGAGAATAAAGTATATGTTTTACCATATCTAAGTGTTGTATCAAGCTGCATTGTGTATAAGCCATACTTAAGTGGGCTATCTCCTGTAGCATCTAATTCTACGCAAACTGTCTTGTCGTCAAATAATATACCTATATTAGCATATTCGCTTGCTGGCTCGTCAGTTTCGGCTTCTGGCTCAGCATTTGGCACTGGGTCTAATTCTATTGTCTTAGAAAGCAATACCTTATGTTGCCTATCAAAAACCTTGAAATTAAAAATAGCATCAGAAAGCACTGGGTATAAGCTACCATCATCAAATAAAGTATCTAAGCTGAAATACAACTTAAATACTGAATTATCTTTGGCCTCTATACCAATTGGCTCGCCTTTAACATTTCTTAATATTTTAGCACAATTACAACTTTCAGGCTTTTCTGGCTTATTAAGGTCAGTATAGTGAGTACCTACATATGGATCAGTAGGTAATATAACCTTATGGTCATAGTTGTAAAACATATCTTTCATTTTGTTTTGTCTATTCCTTATTATTTATTATTAACTGTCTTAGACCACTTAATAAGTTCTTCAATATAAGCTATTACTTTCTTTAATGATTCTTCATCTAATGCAATATTATTTGCAGCACACATTTGCTTAACAATTGTTAAAGCCATGTCTAGCTTGTCTTGTCCTGCCATTTCAGGATGCTCAGCAGCATATGCTTCTGCTTGAGACATAGCATCTTGTGCAAATTTAGCAATAGCTGTCCAGTTCTTATCTTTAATCATTTTAACAACTATTGTTACTAATGATACAACTGTTGGCACTACACCAACTAATGCAATAACTAATTCTAAAATCAATTGTGTTGACATATTATATTCCTCGCTTTAATATTAATCTTTTTTATGTTGATGATCTGGTTGGTCCATCAAATCTTTATAACACTTATCCATAACACCATTCTTTCCCATGGCATGATAGTTTTGATATAGGTTGTCAAAATCTGCTTTTACATCTCTTGGACAATAACCCTTATCTATCCAGGCATCATAAACTTCATAAATGTTATGTCTTAAACTTGCTTGGCTGCCTCTCTTCAATAATGCTAAATCATCTTTGATAGGTTGGATCTCTTTAGCAATACTTATTTCAATAGTGTTAGCTAAAGTCTTATTTCTTTCTTGTTCTCTAAAAGCTTCTAGTTCTTCATGTTCAGCTCTTCTTGCAGCTTCCTTTTCATCCCTTTTCTTAAAGTTTTTATCAGTAACGCGCTTAAGTATAATACCAACTATTGTTGTTATTATTGCTGGGATAGCTATACTAAGTGTCCAAATGATTGCTGATTCCATTTAATGATACCTCTCCAGAATTGTCATCTCTAAAACTCAGAGATTTCTATATAATTTAGCAAAAAATTAGCCGCATAAATTCTAATTTACACGGCTTGTAAAATCTAAGTATAATTTATGTAAAAACTATACTAATTATGAATTTACTGTAGCTGAAAATGTAAAAGTAATACCACCAACTGTCATAGTAATTGTGCCGTCGCCATTATCAGTAATATTAGTAACAAATTTTTTGCTAGCACCATCAGCAATTAAATCAGCATTTGTTGATGTATTTAAATATAAAGCATTAGCATCTTCTGAATAAGTTTGTCCATCTTTACTTAAAGAACCACCATTTTTTAATACAGTTAGATTCTCATCTGAAATTGGAATTATATTTGTTAAATCTGGCATATCTTATTATCTCCTTAATTATAATAATTTATATTAGTATTTTTTATCAAATAAAATGGTACATTTATATTATCAATTTCTTTTGTTATACTTTCATAAGCATCATAAGATGGAACTGTTGCTGGTAAAGTGCTTGTGTAATCAAATGTTCCTTCTTTATAATATACTTTATGACTTCCCGTTGCTGTTCCAGGCTCATTTGAAACATAACCATAATAGCCATAAGAAACAGCTGATATATCGCCAGTAATGTCTGATTTACTAAATACTGGAGTATAGCCTTTAACACCTAAGCTTCTATAATCTTCACCATTTAATGTGGTGCCATTAATTGTTAAAGCCTTTATAAATGTTCCATTTTTAGCATTCCATTTAGCTGGCCCAATATATACTTTGTCTTGTGAATGACAAAAACCTATTTCATCATCAGTCACTGAATATTCTCTGCGATCAGTTGCTGCTGAATTTTCGACATCTCCTGACATCCAATTAGTTAAATTAAATCTATGGCACCAATTATTTAAATCAGTGTTGTAATATAAATTAATTACTGAAAAGTTGTCACTTTTGCCATTACTAAAGCCAAACAATAAACCTCTTGATTTAGTGCTACCAACTTGTGGAATTTCCACATTAAATGTGCCGCCAATTTTTACTCCATTTACGGCAGCCATTGCATTACTTCCTATTTCTCCAATAAGAGCACCAATTCTGCCATAAGCATTACCATTGCCACTCTGGCCATCAGCTCTATTTACATTAAAAATACCACTACCAGTAGCTGTAATATTTGTTAAGGTAATACTACCAGTAGCTTCACCTACAAATGCACCACAACACAAATAGCAATCTCTATTGTCTGTTGCTCAACCAGGTCTTGTTGTTTTAATAGCTAATCTATTCAATACTTCAACTGTAGTATTAATAATCGATCCACCTAACATCTGTCCTGTAATTCCGCCTAAATTACAATGTTTACCTGATGTAACCATAGCTTCTACAAAGTTATTTGAGCAATTAAATTTAACATAAATATTTGAGACTGTTCCGGCATTAATTCTACCAACTAAAACTCCACAACCAAATGACTGTTTTAATCAGTTACTTCCACTTGTATTATAATAGCGTGCAGTAGAATAATAAGTTAAATTTTTTACAGCACTTCCTGTATACATTTCTCTTATTAAGCCACCATAGTACCTTAAACCAGAATCTCTATCATCATTATAGCCATCTGTATTAGCTGTTATTGTATGTCCACAACCATCTAAAATACCATTTAGATAGTTATCATTAGTGTAAGTAATCGCTGTTGCAATATTAGCAGTTAAATAGCCATATTTACCGGTATTATCACTACCTAAGAAGTTTTGTAGCTCGCTATCATTAGAAATAGCTACAGCAGTATAACCTGTTGTGTCTGGTACATAGCCTTTAGGCACATCTCCATCTTTTAAGCCGTCTCCTAGTGCGGCATAAGAAATAGCAAAATCACCACTTGGTATCTCAGCATAGTTTAGTGGGTCATAATTAGCAAAAGCTGTTTTGCCTGCTATATAAACACTTGCACCTTCTCTTCCATTAATATAAAATGACATTAAATATTATCTTCCTTTATTTATTAAACAACAGGTGTTGCATCTGTTAAATCTATAATTTGAATAGCATTTTGCTTACCATTCCATGTTGCTTTTTCTGTTGCATTTGTAAACTTAGCGGTTGTGCTTGTATCTGAAATATCGTCAGCATCTAAGACAACTGTTCCTGTTGCTCCATTAACTGAATCAACAGCACCACTTCCTGAAGCACTAATTGTATAAGCACCAGCAGATCCTGTAATAGAAACACCTGTGCCAGCAGCTAATGATAAGCTCTCTGATGAACCTAAAGCTGTGCCATCAATAGTAATAGGTCTCCATGTATTAGAATCATTTTCTGTATGAACTACATCATAAATAATACTTGGTGTTAAAGCATCACAAACTAAAATATCACCTACATGCACTGTTTCTGTGCTGTAAGAAAATTGTGCACTTGCTCTTGCTCAATCGCCTGTCTTTGTTGGTGCTAATGCAGCTAATTCTGTAGCATCAGCAACAACACCTAAATATTGAACGTGGTTAGTTAAAATAGTGTCAACTTGAGCTTTTGAATAAACTGTTATATCACTGCCAGAAGCATTAGCAATAGCACCAGAAGATTGGTTTACTCCTGCTTTTAATGTAACAACCCCGGTAGAAGAATCTAAAGAAGCTATTGTGGCAGAGCCATCAGTAAACTTGGCTTCATAAGTAGAAGCAGCAGTTGAAGTTGTTAGATAGCTTGAAGCATCTGACAATTCAGCAACTGTTGTTGGTACTGTTGGCTTATTTTTAATAAAGTCTTTCTTTGTGTTATCAGCTTGATTCCAGTCGCTTTGAATTTGAGCATCTGGAATAGCTGGCTTGTCATCTAAGCTTGTATAGCTATTAGATAAAGCTACAGCAGCTAAGTCTGTTGACTTTGTATAGTTAGCTAAGTCGTCTACATTTTTTGTAATAAAGCCACTTAAATCTGGTTTATTCTTAATAAAATCTAATTTTGTATTGTCAGCTTGATTATAATCAGCTTGAATTTGAGCAGCTGGAATTGATGGCTTATTAGTTAAGTCATCATAGTCTCCACTTGTAGCAACATTAGCTAATGTAGGAGCTCCAGATAAGTCTGAATATGCACCGGTAGTAGCAACATCTGCTAAAGAAGCTGTTGGTGTATAATCAGCTAAATCTGTTTTTGTAGCAACTACTGTCTCATCAATACTAATTTCATCATTGGTTATATCAATACCATTACCAGCAGTATAAGGAACGCCAGGCACAGCTGAACCAGGCACACCTAAGATAGTGTGATTTTGTAGTATATTCTCACTATCTAAGTCAGGCTCATAAATAGCTTGACCTTGTGAGTTTGTTAATATTTTATTATCTACTGAAATATACTTTCCCATTAGTTATCTCCTTTTATGCTACTGACGCCGGTGCTTCTACCATGAAATCTGCAACATTTGACCAGTGTGAATCACTTTGTCATACGCTAAGCATACCATATGGCACAATAATCTTGAAATCAAAACTATTGTATTGATTATCAATAAAATATCCAGACCATGTGCTATCACTTGGTTGAGGCACTGATGTGCATTTACTAAAGTCTAATTCAACAATACTTGGAGCGTATTGCATAATAACATATGTTTGATTACCACTAGATGGCTCATAATATCCTGAAATAGTGCTGATATTAGAAAATTTAACTTTAGTTAATCTTGATGGTCTACCATTATTATATGAATTACCTATTAATGCGCCAGCAGGGAAAGTGGTTACCATAGTGTTTGAAAAGTCTAATTCAGTGTCATTAATATAATTTAATAAATTTGAATAAGATGACATTGAAGAGCCGAAACTTACAAAACCATTAGGGAAATAAATTTTCTTTTCTGCCATGCTTAATGCTGATGGCATGCCTATGCTTGTGACACCAGTAGGAATTACTAAATTTTCCATACGTGTCGAATATGCTATTTGTTCAGGTATTGTTGTTAAACTATCTGATAAAGTAAAATTACCCATTTGAATATAAACACCTTCACCACCAATTAATGAATTTACACTTGTAAGATCATAATTAAGCACTACATATTTTAATTGGCTGCTATATAGTAATCCGCCTCCGCCCATATCAGAAGTTGGTAAATAACAGTTTTGTGGTAAAATAAATGATTCTAATGCTACACCACCATAGAAGAAACTAGTGCTTAATTTAGCTGTTGTTGTGTTATCAATAGAACAATGTTTTAATGATCCACAATATGTTAATTCCATAGAACCACTGCTCATAGAATCACCACCAATATGTCCGCTATAAATATCAGCTTCTATAATGTTTTGGCCACCAACACAATAACCTAATTGAATTAAGCCTGAAACTTTGACAGTATATTCACCAACACTAGCGTATAAGTGTGAATATTCTTGACCTGATGATGTAATTGATGTAGTATCTCCATCGCCCCAATCAATATAATTGCTACTTCCTGGGCTTGTAATATTCACTACACGTACACCAAATTGATTAAAATATGATGAAGTAGCAGCAGATTGGCCTAAACGGCTAATTTTAATTTTAAAAGTAGTAATTGGATCATTTAAAATATAAGTAGCCCCGATAACCACATTAGTTTTACCAACTGTAAGTGTATTACCATTATTTAATTGCTTTGGCGAAATCCAGCAATCAAATGTTCTATCACTATGTGTTGGAGCCGTTGGCAATGTATAAGTATCACCTTCATTCTTTTTAACTTGCTCAATTATAGAACCATCATAGTCTATAACTGTAATTGTATAATCACCTGTGGCACCACCAGCTAATGGAATAGTTGTTCCATTATAAGTAACTGCTGTAATTGTTTTACTAGTATCTAAACTCATTTTTATTTATACTCCTTCTTCTATACATCTGTAATTGCTAACGTTTGTGTATCACCACTAATTGTAGCTATAATATTATATTCTTCGCCAGCACTTGGTGCATCAGTAATAGTTAATGTACAAGTATCTCCTGTTATTGTTTGTAAGATATAATATGTTGAACCACCACCGGATGGAATGCTTAAAATTTCGCTTGGAAAATCTTGTGGATTAATAAGAGCTGATGTTCCCTTCTTTGCTCTTATAGCATCTGCAATAGCCTCAAATAAATCTGCTAAATTTGTATAACTCATTATTTAAGCCTCCTTAAACAGGTGTATTCATTACAGTGCCTATTGCATCTTGTAAATCTTTTAATGTTGCTAATGTATAAGCACTTCCATTTACAACCCTCTTTATATCACCTATTGCTGCTTGTGAATAAGCTAGCATAAAGAATTGATAGTCCTCTGTTGGTACTCCATCTACTACCATGCCTAAACGTAGCCTATCATACATATCATCATTTAAAATACGTGGGCTATATGGAGACATAGGATCATATACACCAAATGTATGACTATTTTCTGCTAGTGTAGTGCCATTCCATACAGTAATATCATCTACTATAGTACTATTCTGTCCTATTATGTTTACACCCATTGCAAAAGTATCTGTAGTAGATAATAATCTTAGTTTAACAGCTCTATCTATAGCTTCATAATTTTCTATATACAATACATATTGCCAATACTTTGTTGGATTTGGATCACCTGGCCCTTGATTAGGCACTGATATACTAAATATATTTAAATATCTATTAGCAGAGTTATTTGGGTCAGTTTGTATCTCCATCCCATAATAATTTATCATATTGTTTAAGTATGTAGCTGTATTTTTACTTAAATTATAGTAAATAGAGCCTGTAAAAGCTTGGCTATAATTATTTCAAGTAAGAAGTGTTTCTTCTCCTTCAGTATCTGCAATCTTATAATATTTACCATTATTTTGTAATAAAGCTGGTGTAATTTCTTCTACTGTTTCAATTGGAGAATCAGAACTTCCGCCGCCTTCACCAAGTTTATACTTCTTAGCTACATAATTATATGAATAGCTATCAAAATCAATATATACTATGTATTTATCAAAATCTGTATAAGAACTTGCGCCTGATGTATTTTGATCAACAAAATGACCTATATAAATATAATGATATTTATATGTAAATGTGCTTTGATCATAAAGCTCATAATAATTAGCATATGTTGTATATAAATTTAAGTTAGTAAAATATAATGGAAGTTTAGCTTGTATATACGAGCCAAAATTACAATAGGTTTCTGTATCATATGTTAAATTATATGATGTAGTATTTACACCTGAAGTAAAAGCCTCTCTAACTGCATTTACACTTGGAACATTTGTTGTTGAACTTGATTGTAAGTTATTTGATCTACTTGAAGTAGAAATATAACTACTTAAATCAGACGAATGTGTTATACCATTTAAAGCACAAGATCCGTAATAACCTGCAGTAGAACCTGTATTATTTGTTGTATAGCCATAATATATTGTATCAAAACTTGTTGATCCACCTATACAATATCAATGCCAATATGTTGTACTGTGCATATTTACAAATAACAACACCGCTCCCGTATTTGGAATTGTTACAGTTGATGTGCTATTCTTACCATTATAATAAATAGATTTTTGTCCACCATATGTTAATTTATAAACACCAGGTGTTAATGTTGTAATTCTAATAGGTGATGTTGAAATTTCTGTTATACCTTCTGGAATAGTTGGTGTATCTGTTAAGTTGTTATAACTACCTGTTGTAGCAACTGTAGCAAGGTCTGATTTCAATGGAACTGTTGTATTATCAATACCGATTTCATTATTAGAAATACTAATACCTGTTCCAGCAGTATAATTACCACCTGCATTTTGAATAGCATCATATACACCACCTGAAGTTACTAAGTTTGTGCTATTTTCTGTTGGCTCAGTATCAATACTCTTAGCACCACCAGATGTAGTATCTTGTGTTGTAAAATTAGCAACACCATTTTGCACAATAGAAACGCCATTTAATTGGACATCTCTTGTAGCAGTAAATGTTGTTGTATTATCATTATTATCTGTTAGAGTTAAAGTATTTGTTTGGCTGTCTACAGCAGCTGCCTTGATATATTGTGAAATAGCCGAACCAGAGCCACCAAATTTTATCCATTCGTAAGTGCCTGACTCAATATATTTACCCCAAACATATTCATCTCCACATTCTTCTTGGCCTGATGTTCCAGTATATTTAACTGTATAGCAAAAGCCCACATTCTTAGCTTTTTGTGCCTCAGTCCAAGCAGAGCTCATTGCAGTTAAATCAGCATAATAATCAACAGCACCTTTATATTTGATGCCATTTCCTAAGCCATCTACTTTCTCATTTAACTCGGCAATTTCAGCTAGGGCTAAATTTGCTTTTTCTAAAGCCTCTGCCCCTTCACCGCCTGCTGCTTTCTTAGCTAATATATATGCAACTATATCCATCTTCTACTAGCCTCCTTATTAGCCTAATTTAATCCATTGCTTATTTTCTGCATCAAAAATATAAACTGTGCATGTATCCATCTCAAGCAAAACAGATCCATTACCAACGCCTTCAGTTGGCTTTGCATCTGTGCTTAGGCAATAATACTCATAAGTTTGTTCATTGAAAGGTGTAATCATCTGTATAATTCTCCTTAATTTCAAGAATTTAGTCTTTCTAACTAATTAATTTAGCAGATTTATAAGCATAATAAAATAAAAGAGAGCCTCAAAAAGCTCTCTTTTTAGCATTAGTTTAATTTTGCCAGATTATATGCAAATTTTGCCAAGTACTACTAATAATACTATTATACCAATAGTGCCTATGTAAAATAAAACGTCTTCTTTATTCATCTGCTTGCTCAACAGTGTCTTCTTCAGGTGGTATATCTTCATCACCTTCAATATATGTATAAATGTTAGGTATGTCTATTGCATCTATATACTTATCACCTGTTTCATTTTGAATGATATACTTATTAGCATCACTATAAGTATGAACAAATTCATTTCCTTCAATTTCTATAATTTCTTGAATTAACATATTAACCTCCTACATTGCAAACATAAATGATACATAGTATGTCGTACCTGATTGTATATACGATTCATAAAGTTGTCCACCCGAGCCTATACTATTACCTGTCATTTCGTTTACAGTTATGAGTGTTCTTGTCCACCAGGCTGCTCCTGTAGTAGTTCCTGCTTTATACTTTGTTCTATAAGAATCAGAATTATGACTATTTCAATATGCTAACTTACCTAATATACTGCCAGTTTTATAGCTTATAGTTTCGTTACTATTTGCATTGATTTCTCCATAAGAGTTTATAAAGATTTTTACAATGGCATCCGAAACACTGCTATCTCCTTGATATTCATGATTAAAATATTTTATCTTAATATTATGTAATTGTGCTTTTAAGTCACTAGCTAATACATTATATAGTGTGCTATCTACATAAGCTTTAAGTTCTGAATTGCCATAATTTCTACCATAAAGTGGATTATATTTATTACCTGTTTCTTTGTTAAAGAAATATTCAGCTGTTGTTCCTGTTTGTGCACAATCAAATGTAATATATGTGTACATATCGTTGTCAACATCATAGTATCTACCTTCTAAGAATTCCATAATTCTTATTGTATAAGTATTACCATCTTCACCTATAGTATCTTTAGTATCTCCAATTTGCCAACCTATATCTTCTGCTATTCTATTTTCTGCTACATATCTTATTTGTGATCAAGAGTTGTTTGCAAATCCTGTTGTTTCATAAGGGTTATTAACTCCGTCATATACGCTTACAAAGATAGCTAAACCTGCAGATGCTGTAACTGTATATGACAATGTTGATGTTATAGTAGTTGAATTAGCTCTGGCTTCGTAAATAACATAACTTGGATCATTTGGTGTATACTGTATAGTTAATTGAGTTCCTACTGGTATCCAATCACCTTCTTGATACGTATTAATTCCATCTGTAACTTCTACAGAGCAATCTAAACCTTTAAGTGATTTTAATTTCGTGTGTGTTTGTGATGTAGAGATTTCGCAATAGTAAGGTTCACCTACTATAGCTTCAGTTACTTGTGCACTTGCTGGTAAAGCGCTATTACCTCTTGTATAGTTAGAATACCAAGTTAATGAATAACCTTCTTCGTTAACAGCAGGTAAAATAGTTGATTCAGCTTCTGGCAACCACCCCTTAATCCAAGAAGCATATGAAGACCAATTTGTTTTTACTTTTGCTTCATGTACTTGGTTGTACGGAACGAATAATAACGTGTATTGCATATTATAAAAAACATTAGATTGCGTAATATTAGGAACGCTTAAAAACTTTGCTACGTTGTATTGCCAATATCCAAAAGAATATGAACCCGAAACAGTTGCAAGTACTTCAGGTAAAGAAATATCCATATACTTAAATCTATAAGAGCTAGAATTCGCACCTATACAATAACTGCTGCCTAGAGTAGTGAATGTAGCATTTGTAAAATCTAAAGTTATTATGCTACTAGAAGGGGAACTTCTTGAAACACCCAGTTGTCTAAAAGCATGTTGTCCTACAGATGATACTCTACCTTTTAGCTTAAAGCTCGTTGCATAGTCTAAATAACCAAAAGCTTGTGTACCTATTAAACCATTGACTTCTATATCAAAAGCACAATAATTATTTCTTATTGAACCAAAAGCATATTCAGCTACTGAACCTAAAATACCTGTTACACTTTTTAAGTTTGCACCATTAAATGCATAGCTACCTACGTTGCATTGTTGTGCAAAATGTAGTTCTATTGTCTTATTAGATGTACTACCACCTAAAGCATAAAAAGCATATGTGTTTATATTTGTTACTTTAGGTATACTCAAAGATGTACACAACTTACAAGAGCTAAATACATAGCTACCTATACTTCTACATTCTGGTAATGAAATTGATAAAACAGGGCGAGTACCTCCTTCTATATAATCTAAACTGAATGCACAATTACCTATAGTCTCTACTTTTGGTAATTCAAAAGTTGCAGGCATAGTAACTCCTTGAAAAGCATATTGACCTATAGTTATACAATTTGGTAATGTAGGAAAAATATTCATTGTACTCTCCCTATAGAACATATAAGGTCTAACAGAAGTCCATGTAGATAAATCTAATTGCACATTTGTTAAGCTATTATCATTAACTTGTTTTAAGTAATCATTATCTGGTATGCTTACACCGCCACCAGCTCCTGCTAATACTTTTCCATTATATACTACTATCTTTCTATCTGCCATATTATTTATTCCTCTATTGCTTCAAATGTTATAGTGCCATTATTATAAAGTGTGGATCAGTAGGTAGCCGCCTTATAGCTTTCAATTAAGCTTTCTGGCACATATACAGTTATGCCGGACTTGCCCCAATCAGTGCTAACTAAGCTACAAACTGTGCTAGCACCTAATGTAACTGCAGCAAGTTTTGGGCAATTAAGAAATAAGCTTTCACCACTACTAGTATTATTTATTTTAGTTGCTTTTGGCAAAATAATTGTTTCTAAATTACTACAATAGGCAAAACATTTTCCAACAGTTATGCATTCAGGTAAAGTTAAAGTTTTTAATCCATAATTGCTTCTAAATGCCGAATTTCCGACTGATGTTACTTTTGGCAAATCATATGAAGATACACTAGAACAACCGCTAAAAGTTTCACTATTTAATGTAGTTAACTTAGGCAAAGAAATAGTTCCTGATAGTCTATTATCACTTGAAAATGCACCTAAGCCAATATCTGTTAGGCCTGCTGGATTTAAACCTGCTATTGTTTGCAAGTTTGTACATTGCATAAATGCATATGTGCCGATTGAAGTCAACTTCGGTATGCTAATTTTATAGCCTGTCAAACCAGTGCACCTTGAAAAAGCATAATTTCCCAATGTTGTAACATTTGGCAAATCAAGCTCAACTAGCTTTGGTAGACGGCATGACCCACCTGAAGCACTGCCTGATAGATTGGCAGTCACTTTAGTTACTTTATCTGTTTTAATAGAAGTAATACTGCCATCTAAAATACCTGATAAATCTGGAATAACATCTATAGTTGGCGTTCCAATATTACCTGTTAAAACTTTTCCATTACATGTTACTACTGCTTTACTCATCTATATTCCTTCTATTCAGTTAATTGCTTTTGTGCCATATTTTGTAGCTGTGCCTTCAAACCATATAGCATCATATTCTTTATTAGGTAGGCCTCTTCTATCTCTTATAGTTTGATACCAATATCTTATAACACTTGGTATTGCTACTATAAATAACTGTAACGGCCCAAAAATTATATTTTGTAATGAATGTCCAAATTCATGTCTTCTTGTAGGTTGAAAATAATTTTCTCCTGAGTTCTCTATAAAAGAAATAACCCCTAAATTTAATCCTCCTCAATTATTTCCTACAACAACTATATAGCTAAATCCATTCTTATAGATAGGGCAACCAGCTAAGCCTAAAATAACTAAGCCAATTAAACCTGGTATTGAAAGCAACGCTCCCCAGGTTAATGATAGTATCCAATATAAAATCTTTAATAATGTCTTTTTTATATCCATTGTTATCCTTCAATCTGAAAGTCTATGTTTGACAAGTCTATATTAAAAGCTGCTACACAATAACAATATTGGTACGTTGCATCATAGTATGTGTCTATATAGCTGCCAGGGCTATTGCCTGTGCAATACATTCAAGCTGCTGTCGAATTTGTTGCTGCAGCTGAACTGAATCGATATACATTAGCATCATCATCAGGTAAATCAAACATATTTTTTTTAATAGCTGTAGTGCTAATATTATAACTATTATTAAAATATGATACAATATCATCTATGTCTAAAGCAAAGCAATTCAATTCTCCATTTGTCTTTTGTGTCACTTTTGTATAATAAATATTCATTTGTGTTGAATCATCATCTACCTGTAGACAAAAAGTCTCACTTCCGCTATGAGTAGTGCTTAGAGTATAACAACTTTGGACCCTATTAGTAGGTATAATTGCAGCTTTTACATTGGTAGCTAATGTATTATAATAAGTATTATTTAATTTTATTGATAATGTGCTATTTGTATAATCTTGATAATAATTACCATTATCAAATTGAGCTGTTTTACTAGTTGTATTAAATGCTGACGCACCAACTTTATTTGATACTTCAAGTAGCTTAGCTACATTACCGCTAATACTTAACACTCTAAAACGTATATTTGTGCCATTGGCTAATGCATTAAAGTTAATTATATCTCCTTTAACAGGCATTTTTTTATTAGCAGATCAAACTTCAACGTTACCATTATATACCTTTTTAATTTCAGTATTACCATAAAATATTTTCTTTATTTGGTTTGTTCCAAAAAACATTCCTGACATAAAATACCTCTCTAGCCTGAAATTAAATAAATATATCCACTATATCTATTTGAAGGCTCTGAAGATAGATATACAATATGTATACCGCCATCTGATATAGCTGCTGTTGGAGCAGTTGTTTGTAATGTACACATTGAAGCATCTAGCTTTGAATATATCATATTTTCAACTGATGTATTATTAGTTAGTCTAAACCAACCCAAACCATTAAGTGCTCAGTATGCTTTACCATCTGCTATTCAAACTCGATTACCTTCTATTTGATTTTGTTGGCCTGTTCCTGGTCAAGTTTTGACATTTCAAGTTAAGGTAGCTTTATCTAAAACATATTGATTTAAGCCTAATGAGTAATAAAGATTATCTCCATCAGACCAAATGCAGATACCATCAAAGCTTGTTAAACCTGACCATGTTTTAGTAGATCATGTAGATGTTGATTTATCTAAAATATACTGAGTTGAACTGTTTGAATAATAAATATCTTCTCCGTCTGTTCAAACAGACCTACCATCAAAATCTGTTAATCCTGTTCAAGTTTTAGTTGACCAAGTAGATGTTGATTTATCTAAAACATATTGATATGAGCCATATGAATAATAAGTATCAGTGCCGTCAGTCCATATATACTGACCATCTTCTGGAGTAAGGCCTGTCCAACTCTTAGCTGACCAAGTAGAAGTTGATTTATCTAGCACATATCAGCTTCCTAAAATCCCACCAGCTTTAATATAAATATTCTCTCCATCTGTTCAAGCACTTTGACCATCAAGATATGTTGCACCTGTTCAGGTTTTAGCTGACCAAGTAGAAGTTGATTTATCAAAAGCATATTGATAAGACATATACGAATAATAAATATTGTCCCCATCTGTTCATACATATTGACCATCGATAGCTGTTAAGCCGCTACTGTCTGGCATCTTACTTCAATAAGCTTCCATTAGCTTATCTTGCTTCTTTTCTTCAACAGCTTTAGCACTTGGCACTTGGCTCTCTCTTGATAAAGCTGATAACTCTTGCGTAACGAATGGCCCTTCAAAAGCTAATGTTTTGTCTAGTATATATTGGTCAGAGTCACTTGAATAGTAGATATTATCATTGTCTGATCAAATATCACGCTTGTAAAAATCAGTGATACCAGTTCAAGTTTTTGTTTCTCAAGTAGATGTTGACCTGTCTAAAACATATTGAAAATAGCTGCTATTTGAATGATATATATTTTTGCCATCAGATCAAATATACTGTCCAAATAAGTTATATAAATCAACATTATCTCCAGCTATTCAAATCTTTTCTTCTCAAGCAGATGTTGTTTTATTTAAAATATATTGATCGGCTCCATTTGAATGATAAATATTACCATTGTCTGTTCATATATGTTGACCATAAACATTGTCAAACCCTGTCCAGATTTTTTGTGACCAAGTAGATGTGGCTTTGTCTAGCACATACTGATTGTTGGGACCAACCGACCAATAGATATTCTCACCATCAGACCAAATACTTTCAGATGTAAATTCTGTTAATCCAATCCAAGTTTTTTCAGACCAGGTAGATGTAGCTTTGTCTAAAACATATTGTTCAGAGTTGTTTGAATAATAGATATTATCTCCATCAGATCAAATATAATCTCCTCTAAAGCTTGTAAATCCTGACCATGTTTTTTCAGACCAAGTAGATGTAGCTTTGTCAAGTACATAGTGAGTTGAGTCAGAATAGAAAGTATTATCACCATCAGACCATATAAGTGACCCTGCAAAACCCGTTAATCCTGTTCAAGCTTTTGTTGATCAATTATTTGTATATTGATAATCTTTTACTGTGTTATCTTGCTTCTCAGCTAATTGTCCAGAAACTTGTGCATCATATTTTTCTTTAAATCTTTGTAGTTGTTCTATCTTAATTACTTCATTAGCCATATCTTATTCTTTTCCTTTACTATTAATTAAATAAGTTATCTATATCATTATCTGTTGCAAATGTTAATGCATCTTGTTTATTTACTATATTTGCCACAGAGATAGAGTTTGTTCCATCAGTTAAATTACGAGATAAGTATAAATCTCTCCATCTATTCTTTCCTGTACCTGTTCCTAAATCAACATTACCAGAACCTCTATCATAAGGAATAACTTTTGATGCATTTATTTGGACATATGTAAGATTAGTAGGATCACCTAATTCTATATTATTATTTAATCCTAATAATTGAAAATCTCCATTAGTCCATCGTCCATAAATATACTTATATCTAGTAATATAAATATTACTATCAAATATCTTTGGACCTGTAATAGTTTGATTTCCATTTAATGTTACATAGTTACTTAAATCAGGTTGATTTTCCTTAATTACTTCCTCAATATTTTTAGCATCCCATTTAGTATTATCAAAATCTTCTGCTACATTTACTGCTGTTTTACATTTATATACTTGACCTTCATAAATAACTACATCACCTACTGCATATGTTGAAGTATTATCATATTCTTCAGCAATATTTGTTAAATCGGTTTTTGTGGCTAACTCAGTCTTATCTGCTTTAGCCTCTATAATGTCGGAAGTGCTAATAGCTGCAGCAGCTTGTGTGTCAGCTATAGTAGCTACCTGTGTATTTGTACTAAATGATGAATTTGGCATTCTCTATTCTCTCCTTTACTATTACATTACTTGAGCACATCTTAAAATAATTTTTCCATCGCCACTATTTAAATATGTTGAAATTTCATATAAGTCTGAACTTTCAGTTACAAAGAATAACCCAGCATATTCAAAGCTTGCATTTCTATTTAATGCTATGCTATGTGATGTGCCATCAATTTTAATAGCTATTTTAATAATATCATTTTGAAGTGAATCATAATCATATGGCCAAGCAGAAGGTGTAATGACTAAGTAGTGGTTTGTCTTTAATGAAGTCCAATCACTTGCACTTACTATCAATGAGCTTGACATGCTAATTAAATCTTTAATAGTAGCACGAGTTGATTTTAAATTGTCTATATCAGTATAAATATTACTTAATTTAATTTGGCTCCATTTAGTTGGGTCAAAAGCGCCTGTTTGTGTAGGTGCTTGTATACATCTATAATATAGGCCATTATAATTTACTATAGCACCCTTAATATATAGAGTATTTATGCTATAAGTAGGAGCTAAAGCAGTTAAAGTCATGTACTCTTGCAATACTTCTAATGCTTTAGTCATATCAGCTGCTGTTAAAATATCTTGCACAAAACTGTTTAGTATTAGTTTACCATTTACAAGTGTAGCATTTTTAACTGCTGCTGGGAAATCTGCCCAATTATAAGACTTTTGTGTAAATATTTCTTGACATTTAGCTAACGTTGGCTCTGAACCAGCACCATACATACGTGTTAAGTTTATAATCTTAAGGTAGTTTGTAGTAAATGCTAAGCCAGTATAGTTCCACATAACAATTTCATCTATATCTTGTGTTAATATTAATAGACTTTCTTTATTAGCTTCTATGAGTTCTAAATACTGTATTGTTGTTCCAGCTGCTTTAAGTGTAATACGCTCATTAACATTGTAAGAATTATTAGCATTAGGCATAGCATATGAAATATAAAGTATGTCGCCAGCTTTATAATCTAATGAACTACCAGATATAGTAGCAACATCACCTACAGTATTTGCCCAAGTATATTCACCAATATATGTATTTGTTACTGCTTGTGAAAAGTTTACATCGATAATACTAGCCTTATCTACTTTTGTAGCTAAAGCATCATATACACCACCAGAGGTTACTAAGTTTTCACTATCTTCTGTTGGCTCATCTTCAATAGATAATAAGTCTGCTTCACTTGACGGTAAACTAATCTTACCTGTGTTGTCAACTGAATAAGCTGTTCCGTCAATTTCAATACTTGTTGCTGCATTTACATTAACATTTTTATTTACAATAGCTAATGGTGTACCATTTAAATCTATTGTATCTATTTTACCACCAGCTAAATCTATTAATTGTAGAATACTAATTGCTGTCCATTTTAATGGATCAAAATCTTCTGCAACTGTAATTGCTGTTATACATTTATATAAAGTATTATTATAAATTACTACATCATTAACATTATAAGTTGCTGTATTATCATAAGTATCTGTAATATCTGTATAATTTACTTTACCTGCTAATGCATTTTCTACATCACCAAAGCTATCTATTGCTGTGCCATCTTTAATATTTGTTATTTCAGAAGATAGCTCACCTGATTTCTCATCTAAAAGAATTTCAGCTGCAGTTGCTCTAGCTGTTTCAGCACTTATAGCACCATGTAATGTAGCTTCTTCATTAGTTGTTAAAAACCATCTCTTAGCTTGTGGAGGTTCTGCACCACTATAAGCTAATACTTCTAGTGATGTATTTGTAAATGCTGCCCAACCAAAGATATATAAAACATTTTTTCAGTCTGCTGGTGCATACCAAGCACTTTCATCTGTAGCCTCAATCTCTTTAGTTGTGCCTATAGCATAGATTAAAGTCAATTTCTTTTGGTTATCTTCAATAGCAGTATCAGCTAGTATAGTATCCAAGCTAGCTACTAAGTTAGTATAAGCATCTTTCTTATTAGACCATTCATTTGCTCTAATTTGTGTGTCAGTTAATGAGGTACGTCTATCTATAAGTTTTACATACTTAGTCGTTTCATCTACAATACTATTATATTCTACTCAGATGCTACCTATTACTTCATGTTGTTCTTCCAAGTCTAGATCTGTAGTTATATCTTCTTGACAAACTTCAACAAATAAATCTAAGTCTGTTTTTAAATTTGCAGATGATGTTCTGCTATCAAAATATATACTATGAGAAGTATATGCAATATTTAATATGCCATCAAATGTAGCATCATTATAGAATTCAGCTTTATTTGATTGATATTTACCATCAATACCTAAACCAATAATTGTGCCTAACTTATTACTATTTATTGTAATATTAGATGGAGTTGATGGTGGATATTCATAACAAGTAGAGCCTTTACCATTTCCAGCATTATGTTCCCAGCCAGCTCTTACCTTAACATCACCATTTGTTGTATAATAGCTTTGTCCTGTTGGTTGTGTTGCAATATCATACTTATTAAAGCCTGTATTGTTATTTGTTGAATAATTTAATATTCTATTTGCTTGCTGTGATGTCTTATTAGGATTTGTTTGAATGCTTGATAGCTTATTAGCTGTAAGCTTTAAGTCATTATAAACATTTATTGTTGTGAAAGGAACTAATGTCATTGTTCCCTCTTGACTTATAGGTTGTGGCTGTTGTGTAAATTCTATTTTGTAAATATAATTATTTCTAAATTGTCCACTATCTTGACCTGTATATCTAATATAATAGCCATTATAATTTGAAGTAATATAGTTATTTATTTCAGCTGGATTGCTTACATTAATGAAGGCTTCTTTTTCTAATTGGTCTTGAACAGCCTTTGTAGTTGGAGCATTATTATTATTTATATTTCCGGCTTGACCCTTAGTAAATGAAACTTCAAAACCTTGCGGAGTAGCTGTAATAATACCATCAACTTCAACAATAGTCTTTAAGTAGCTTCCATCTTGTCCTACATTTGCTGTATTTAACGCTGCAATTTTTGTATCTGTATATGTTTTTGCAGCTAATGTTGTAGGCGCATTATTATCTGTTGGTGTCTCAAAGTTGGTATCAAATGCTTTTGTATGTGAATGAGCAATACCATCAGTTTCAGTAATATAATCTACATACTCACCATTTGTTGTTGATTCAGCTGTATTATCTAAAGCAGCAATAGCTGAGCTTACTGTGCTTTCAGTAGCTAGCTTGTTAGTGCTTGCATTATAAGTGCCATCTACAGCAAAGTCTACATTTTTATCTTGGTCAATTGGTAGCTTTGTCTTATCACCATTAATTGATAGCGTATCAATTTTACCACCTTCTGTTTTTACATAGTTTTCGGTAGCAAGTTGATTATTATAAGCAGCATCATCTGGAAGAATATCTCCGGCATCTACTAATGTGTGATTAGTATCATCCCATACAACAAGTTGACCATCAACTAAAGCACCTCTTGTAGCGATTTTTTGGCCTTGATTTGTATCAAAGTCAAACTCTCCATCAATATATTTGCCTTCGCCTAACATCAAAGCATTTTCTACAGGGTCATATAAGCCAACACCTTCTGCTTTAGCTACATAATATTGACGTCCTTGTGTAAATGTTAATGAATCATCTAATTTATATTTATTTGTTTCATATTCATAATAATATGTGTCAGGCTTATAATCTTGCTCTAACAAAGCATATTCAGCATATTCGCCTGTAAGAGCCACTACACCTGTTAAATCAGTTAATGGTGCATTTGTACTATTAGTAACTAATAAATTAGATTTAGCTTGAATAGTTTCTTGGTCAACAGTAGTAGTTGTGCCCTTAACAGTTAAGTCTCCCATAACTGTTGTATTATTTTTAGCCGTTAAGTTTCCTTGACCATCTACTGCTATTGCTGTATCAAACGTATCAAGTCTGCTATCTAAAGCACTTTCTGCTGCTCTTGCTGTTTCTGCTTCTTGAGCTAAATCTAGTGATAAAGCCCTTTCAGCAGCCTTTGCTCTAGCCTCTTCGTCGTCCACATCAGCTACTCTATTAGCTTCTTCAGTATCTATTCTATTTTTTACATCATTATTAAGCTTATTAAGAACCTTATCTGATTCTTGTTTATAAAGCTTTAATTCTTCTAATGATACTATTTTATCACTCATTTTTTGTTCTTTTCCTTTTTGTTATTTTATATTATAATGCTGTTACTGTATCTGTAAATCCTGTACCTGGCGTATAAATTGTAACCGAATATAAGCTGCCTTCTTCTAAAATCAATGCTGTCAATATAGCACGTGTATCTGATCCATCATAAATTATACTGCAAGGTAAGCCTGATATTATATAAGAGATTGCTTCATAATCACTATAACTAAGCGTTTCGCTAAGCTTAGTAAAAGCTGTTGACTTAGTAGTATAGATATAAAAAGTATCCTCTACCTCGCCATCTTCAGAATAAGCAATATCAATAGCATGCTTATATAATTGTGTACCGCCTCCACCTGAAACTTCAGCAAATTCTAAAGATAAATCATCTTTAACTTTTAAATATTTACCTACATCAGCATTTGTAATATTAGGCATTCTAATATCTTGAATATCTGTAACTTCTTGACCTTTTTGTACTTGATTAATATATCCCATAAAGCATTCTCCTTTATTCTAAAACTAGTTTATTATTTACTATTTGGCTATTTGTGCCAATATTTAATTCTAATGTATTATTACTAATATTGTCAGCTTCTGTTAATTCCATTGTCTCATCTACAATTTCATTACCACTTGTGTTAAACAAATCTAAAATATCTTGTTGAGTTGCTCTTGTATTTAATTGCTCCTGTAAATTAGCTTCAACACCTTTAGCTCTTGTCTCTTCTGTATCAACATCAGCTGCTCTGTCGATTATTTCTTGATCAATTTTATCATCTAAGACACCTTCAGCGGTTGTAGCTCTTAGCTCTTCAGCATCAACATCATCAGCTCTATCTTGAATTTCTTGATCTAGCTTGGCTTCTATTCTGGCCTCTTCATCACCAGCTCTTTGCTCTTCAGCTTCAATATTATCTTGTAAGACGCCCTCAGCTTCAATCGCCCTGGCTTCTTCTGCATCTACATCATCTATTCTATCTTGAATTTCTTGGTCTATCTTCTCGTCTAAAGCTGTTTCAGCATCTATAGCTCTAGCCTCTTCATCATCGACATCTTGAATTCTATCTGCTATTTCTTGATCAATTTTATCATCTAAGTCTTTTTCAGCTGCTTTAGCTCTTGCAATTTCTGCTATTAAATTTTCGTTTAGATTTTCTAAAATATCAATGCCGGCTAAAATTCTAACTTCAATTTCATCCAGCTCCGCTAAATATTCATTCATAGTGTCTGCATTTAGCTTTGCAAGTTTAGCTATTTCAACTTCTGGCTCTGGGTCATCTCTTTTTAATCTAGCATCTGTAACTTGTGCAGTTGTCGCCCAGGCAGCAGTATATCTATCTCCTGTTTCAGCATCTGTATATATTACACGCAAATAAAGTAATACTTGCTCTAAATAGATAGGCACACGATTAAAATATTCGGCAGGAATTGTAAATGTTTGACCAATTGGGTCTATACCTTCTATTTTATCTGTAGCATCTATTATAGCATTATAATTTAGACCTTCAACAGCTGAAGTTAATTTAACAGCTCTAATCTTTCTTAATTCTGAGTCATCATTTGAAATATATACATAGTCAGAATCTAAAAGAGCATCAAAATCCGGAATCTCTTTTGCTATTCTTTTTGTATTTTTTGGAACTAGTCTATCTTCTAAAACCTTTAATCTGCCATTTTCGCCTAAATCTCTTGGAGCACCAGGAACAACTGGAGCAGCATTAGGCACAATTGGTGGTCTATTTGGATACAAAGGTTGATTTATTGGCTTTTTATTCATTTAGTGCTCTCCTGCGCAATATTTTTAACTTGTCAGTCAAATAATTTAGCATAAAAATACCAGCTAATAATTAAATTGCTGGTGTTGGTTTGAATAAAAAATGAGCTCATTATAAGCCCATATTTCAACGAGATTATAATAGGTAGATATTTTGCTTGCTTATAGCTTTATAAGTCTTATATAAGACTTAGCTAAGTCATATAAATAAAATGAGACGGCTCCCGTAAAGCAGAAAGTCGCCCCATCCTATATTTTAGCCCCAGTATGAATTTAATCCATAACCGGTAACTTTTCCTAAATCAATTAAGAAGTCTCTTAACCAATTAGACTTGCTTTGTTTTTGTTGAACTTTTTTGCGTCCACACATTAAAATTATACTTACCATACCTCTCATTTACCCGGATACTTGCTCTTTTTGTATCCTTCCTTTAAAACATATATTTAATCTTTGCTCTAAAATAGCACATTTTAGCACCTAATATGCTCTACACCTAAGTAATTAGCTTAGATATTAGCTTTTCATAGCACTATTTTAAGATTATCTAAGTAATTTGCCTCCAGAATCACCTTAATTTAGCTTAAAATTGCAACAAATTATTGCAAATTTGCCACACTCTAGGCTATAAAAGTAGAGCCAAATTTGGCCCTTGCTTTTTTAATACTTAACCTTTGGTCCTAAACCTAAAGAAATGCCTGAAGGTGGAAGCTCTCCTTCTTTTAATTTATACTGGCAAGTCCTCACGCTGTCTTTGCATCTAAACTTGCATCTTGGTGTCTCACAATAATAGCAGCATAAAAACTTTTTGTCTTTATCTTCACACATATTCTTAAAACTACAATTATAAGTCTTACTCATCTAAAAGTTCGTCCTCCAATACCAACATATTTATTTTATGTCCATAAACTGTGCAATGATCACAGAAAATAACCTTATGCTTTTCATCTACTACATAGTTATATTCTTCTGGTTTTACATCTTCTTTGCTCCACCAGCCATCAAAGAATTCAGCTCTTGGCCCAAAAGCAAATGCATGCCAATGACCTACCACTATCCACTTATCCCAACCATTTGGAAAATAGCTGCAGTGTTGTGCATAATCAAAAGGTGTTTTAGTCCATATCCAATGATGCCAATCTTCATCTGAATACTTATTAAGTTTTTTATAGTCATAAACCATATCATAATTATAATCAGATAGCTTAGGTGATTTCTTCACTTGTCTATAAGGAAGCCAGCCATGTGTAAAAACATAGTTTTTAGTCTCAAAATAATATGGTAAATTATCACACCATTCTTTTAGCTGCTTTCCTTCGCCAAGCATATTTACAGCACAAACTTCTTCTTCATATGACTTGCCAAAATATCTATCATAGAATTTGTCCGGTTCAGGCTTATCTGGTAGACTATTAAGGTAATCATAAACCGGATCCATTATATCTGGGTCTTTATTTATATTTTTTATATTAGCAAAGAAGCTAAGTATCGTTTTGTCTTCGCCATTTTGTTCATCAAGGTCTGATACAAAGCCTTTTTCAAGCATTTTAGCTACAAAGTATTCTTCGTGATTACCCTTAATACAAATAGGCTTATTTTTATGTGTATTAGAAATTAAGTATCTCCAGATACCATAAGGACCCTTACCTGTTGTAGCACGGCCAAAATAGTCGCCAATAACAACTATTTGATGATCTGGATTCTTTTTGTCATAGCCAGATTCTTTAATAGCTGCCATCATAGCTTTATAATCGCCATGAATATCGCTCATTACAAATAACTTCATTTCTTCTTACGCTTATCCTTTTTTGGCTTATTGTTCCAATACCATAGCACATCCCAGTTATTATACTTACCTATCATAAATAACAAGATAATTGCTGATGTAAATGAAACACCTAATGCCACCCATCCATTAACCATTCTTTTTATCCTCCTTGGTGTATAAAGCTCTATTGCTCTTAATTATAATCAAAACATCATCAAGCTGTTCAATTTTGCCTGTTAAAATGTCAATCTTTTCTTTCATAAGCTTACTTCTAAACAAGAAAAATTGTTTATCATACATCTTTTTTAATGCTTCTCTTTCTGCTATTAAACCATTTCTTTTTAGCTCTAATGTTTTGTATAAACTAACGCTCATCTTTAATACTCCTTTGTTTCTGGTATATATTTATCAAATTCTTCAATTTGAATAGGTCTAAAGTTTTGTCTTTCAACACAAACGCATTGTGAGTGCTCTGTATGTGTATTATACATTGAGTTTCCATGCACGTGCCCATAAATATTAAAAAATGGCATATTGTCATTCATATAAGCAAGCGGCGCATGAGAAAGCACAAAGAAATCTTTTAAGATAATTGGATACTTAGATACATACTCAAAGCCGCCATCTAAATAAGCTGCAAGTGGCAAGTTATCGTGATTTCCCATAATCATACGCTTGTGTCCATTTAGCTTTTTGATGAAGTCTTTAATGTTAGCTTTATTTCCCATAGCTAAATCGCCTAAAAACCAAACTGTATCTTCTGGTTTTACAACCTTATTCCAGTTTCTTATCAAGCACTCATTATGCACTTCTAAGATAAACTTTCTTTGCTCTTCATCCTCTAAGTATTCCAATACCTTATTTACTTTTTCTGCATGGCTTAAGCCTTCATTCCATCTATACTTTTTTTCGAGCTCCTCAATAACCATATCAATACGAGATGGCTCATATTTTAATATGTTCTTATGGTTAAAATGTAAATCGCTTATAAAGTATGTCTTGTTCATTAAAAGTTAATCCTCTTTTCAATATAGTCTCTGCCTTCATTTACAAACTTAGGAATGTCTAAGTCTACAAACCAGCCATCATTATTTCTAACTGCACAGCTTCCTCTCTTTAGATAAGTTGGAAAGTTATTCCAGTTAATTCCCTTTTGAAGCATTAGCATATCTTGAAGCTCATTACAGCTCTTACCTTGAAGCTCCTTGTGCGAGAAGTTTGCTTGAGCTACCATTTGCACAGAGTTTCTTTCAGCATCCATTTGTCTCCAAAGCACACAGTTGCATACTTCTTCTTTAGGGATATTAAATGCTCTTGCATCAAACATAGCTTGTCCAAGCTTTTTAGCATAAGCTTTAAACTCATCTGTATTGCCGGTCATCTCAGCTACATTTTCAGCAAAGTGCTTATTAAAGCTAAGTGTTGCAATAGAAGCTCCAATTGATACAATCTTTTGTACTTGATAATCAAACCAAGCTTCTGATTCTAATGTCTTATAATCTACTAAGACTAATGTAATTTCATCTGATTGTGTGTAGCCTAATACACAGCCTTGCACATTCTTACATAAGTCTAACATTGTGTCTTGCATTGTCTTTACAAGAATATCATCAAAAGGCTTGCGCATCTGTTTCGTAAACGAATGAAATGCGCGACCATCTAAACGCATAATAACAGGCACACGTCTTGTTAAGTATGTTTTAGATCTATTCTCGTAGTTTTCTTTCATTCTGTTTCCTAAATCATCTCTTAGTGCCATAATTATATTCCTCTTTTATCTTTTATTTAGCCAATTGTAAAGCCACATAAACCTTCCCATTCTTTTGGCCTTTCAATATGTTGATACTTGTCATCAATCCATTCAAAAAATATTGGGTCAAGGTCATCTGGATATAGCCCTGGCTCAAGGCCTTCAATTACTGCATATTTATAGCAGTTTTCATGTATATCACATTTATTCTTTTCAATTACATCAATAGCTTCATCTAAGGTCCCAAAGAAACCGACTACTCTGCTAATATCTCCGCTTAAGTCTTCTATTGTTGCTACAAAATATAACTTCATATTAATCTCAAACTTCATATTAGTCCCACCATCCTCTAAAATGTCTTGATACGTACAAGAAGAAGTCATCAAAAGCTTTTTGTTCAGCTTTATATGCTTTTCTTAGCTTATACTTCCATATATACTTGTTTATGAAGCAGTCCCATCTTGAGCAGTAAGAATAATGCACATCTTTATAGTTTTTATGACCATTAGCTTTGCACCAGTCATCTGCTTCTTGATTCTTCAAGAAATTAAGCTCCTCTTTCCTATCATCTCTTATTTCTTTAGTCTTATATAGAAGCTTTCCACTATGCATACAGTCGCCTTCGTGTATTTCTACCCAGCTATATGTATGCTTATTTGCCCAAGTGTACACATTATCATCAAAATCAGTATCTTGAGCATAATTATAAAGTCTTATGGCTTCCTCTATCTCAGCTGCTATCTTCCCACGCTCTTCTTCCGCAGTCATACCAAAACGAGAAAACCAAGCTTTCATCTTTTGTAGCTTATATAAAATCAAGTCCATTAAGAAGCCATGATCCCAGTCCATATCATATTTGATAAAGTCCTTCCACTCAGCTTGCCATTGGCTGTTTACATAGCTTCTTGGCTTATCTTTAGGTGCATGCTCTTTTTGAAGCTCTTTTATTTCAGCTAAGAAATCAGGATAGCCTGCTTTTAAGCCTTCTCTATAAGCTTCCTTACAAGCCTCTAATTCTGCCATTGGGTCTCTTTCTAATTCTTCTGCCATATTAGTCCTTTCCTTATTATACTAATATATTATACAATATTTTATTTATTTTTATTATACTTTATCAATAAATAAATGTTAAAAAACATAATAAAAAGTTGTAGGAGACCCACAACTAAAATTAAAAATGAAAAATTGCCTGATAACATTTCAGTCCAAATTGTCTGTAGCCAAGTTAGCATATACACAAATACCTCTCTAAATAGTTTTACAAAATTTAGCAGAAAAAAAGACCAAGATTATTCTTTTGCTTGATCGGAGCAGTGAATAACCTTGGCTGAAATATTACAGTGGCTAAACTATTAAATAGGTGTGCTACCGTTACACTATCGCCCTATACATTGTTGGCAGGGCTTATCGGAGTCGAACCGTTCCACCGGATTTGTAGTCCTAAGAAATAAGTATTAGCTCTATGTATTTAGTTTTTTGGCCTAACTATCCTTTTTAATAATCCCAATTTGCTAAAAAATGAAATAAGTATAGGCTCTAAAACTTTATGTCAAAATTTGGCTTGGCTAGTGTAATACAAGCCGCTGCTCTACCCCTGAGCTACACCCGGCATACTGTGTCGGGTGATGGGAATCGAACCCATGACTCGCGGCGCCCTTTAATATTTGTTAGAAATAAGCACAAGCTCTAATTGTTATATTCAAGTTTGAGGCCAGGCTATTAATAATACGCGGTTTGGTTGCGTATTATAGGAATCGAACCTATAATAACCATTAGAAATAAGCACTGGCTCTAATTGTTGGCTGAACTATAAATCTGTTTGGCTGGGACTGCAACCCAGATTTCCGCCTTAGGAGGACGGTGTTTTTTACGCTTTTTAAACTACCAAACTTGGTCTTTTGTTAAGAAAGATAGAAATAAGTATCAGCTCTATTTTTATTGTTAATTTGCATTAGCTAAGGCTACTAGCTTTTCTAGTTCAAATGTTCTAATAACCTTTTGCTTTTCTGTATTGATTACAGCTGTATCATCTAAGACAATATCAGCTTCTTCTGGAGTGGCTACTAATTCACCTCTTTGCTCCATAATATTACCAATATTCAAGTCTAAGAATGATGGGTCTAAATACTTGTCAAAACCTGCACCATCTGAAGCTGTCAATGTTCTAGCGTTGCATTCTACCATTAAGTTTAATGAAATGATTTCCATTGTATCTAAATCAATAGCAAATGCTGTGCAGTATCTTGTATCACCCTTTACATGGAATTGTAAAGCCATATTCTTTGGATCCCAAGCTCTTGTATTTAGATCATCCTTGTTTTGGTATCCACAGTAGATTTCACCCTCATTTAGAGTGCTTTGGTAGCCATGTAAACCTTGAATGATGTACTTACATCCTCTTGCCTTCATGGCTTGTAGGTTAATGTCAAAGTATTCAGCACCATCTCTACCTCTGTCATCGCCTGAGAATAAAATGTCGTTTCCAAATGGCTTTTCTGAATAATTGCAATAGTTCATTGTAGCTACTCTGCCATCTTCAAATATTAATAGTAAGTCTGAATCAATATCATAAGCATTCTTCCAATAGATGAAAGATCTAATATACTTACCTTGACAAGCTACTCTTGAGCCTGTTGGTAATGTATCAATGCCCTTACCAGAAGCTGAAGTATTAGTTGGTAAACCAATGTTATAGAAAGCTGGGTTAATGTAAATCTTTCCTAACTTTGGCAAATTAGCATAGTATTCTAATACCTTTCCAATGCACTTTTCTCTTAGGAACTTTAATGTGCCTTCTGATAATCTTGACTTTCTCCATCTTGCTTCGTAGTCAGTTTCAACGTGTCTCTTAACCTTATTCTTAGCGAAGAATGTGAATGTTCTAGCTTGATTTCCATCAGCCTTTAATGTATTTACCAATTGTAGTAAAACGATTGGATTCTTGGCTTCTAACAAGCCCAAAATCTTAATTTGGTCTTCTGGATTAGCTCTTGATAAAAGCATCTTTAGGTTTCTTTGCAATAAAGAACCATTCTTAGCATATACTTGTGCTGCTTCATAAATCTTACCTTGCTTAAACAAAGCTGTAGCCTTCTTATATGGAGAGTTGGCTTCAACTTGCTTCATAAAAGCTGCATCACCAAACTTTTGGATTAGCTTGTTGAAATACTTAGCTTGCTTCTTTGACAATGGGCAGTTTCTTGATAGCTTCAAAGCAGCTTCTAAAATAGTAGCTTGCTTGTCTGACAAAGCCTTTACAGCTTGATCTAATGAAGCCTTTTCACCCATGTACTTAATAGATAGCTTTACTACGTCCTTCTTATCTAAGAACTTAGCGAATTCAACATTCTTATCTAATAATAACATAATGTTATCCTTACACTTTAAGCCATTTTCTGTATCTACTAAGCCTTCATTGAATAGCAATTCAAATTCAGCTACTTCGTCTAAGCCGAATGGTCTTGTGTAAGCACAGTAAGCATCAGCTACTTCTCTTAGCTTAGCTAAAGCCTCTGTTGGCTCTAAGATAGTGAAATTACGTAAAACAATTTCATCGCCTACCTTATATTCTGGCAAGTCCTTCTTAAAGATTTCTGGTCTTGTATAAATTCCTGTGCCTGTTTCAACTAAGAAATATGAAACTAATTGTTCAATTAGCAACTCTGACTTAGTAAAATATCTTAAATCTTGTGGATTTGCATAGAAAGAAGCTGGAACATTTAGCTTGTAAAGTCTTGAAATGTCTTCTACCATTTCCTTTGTTAACAAACCTGGCTTATCTACAGCTATACCATAATTGCATAGCAAATAAGCATTCATGTAAGCATTCTTAGAAGCATCCCTTGTACCTGCTTCATCTGCGACTAAAAAACGTCTCTTAACTAATAAATCCTTTAATTCCTTTCTCATTTTTTTATATTCCTTTCCTTTATTTATTTGGCTCAGCTGTTATATAAGGTGCTCTACCGATTGAGCTACTGATAGCTTCGCAGCTACCAGACGGGGCTCGAACCCGCAACCACCCGCTTAGAAGGCGATCATAGAAATAAGCATGAGCTCTTATAGGTATTTTTAGATATATCCGCCGCCTGATCAAATTGACCAGGACGGCTAGTTTAATTTGCTTTCGGGGACTCAACATCCCAATGCACCAAAAGCAAACATCAACTTCAATTTTATTGGTGGGCCAGCTTGGACTCGAACCAAGGACCGTCCGGTTATGAGCCGGATGCTCTAACCAACTGAGCTACTGGCCCGTGTTTAGTTCTTTGCCCAGTGAACTTGTGATCTCTGCTCAAGGGATCTAGTGGTATTTCACACATCGCACTCTCTCCTTGGAAGCTCGTGCTTGCCCTCTCGCTGCAGCTATTGAGGGTCTGTTGAGAACGCTTCTTATTCAGGGAGGACTATTATAGTGTTAGTGGTTATCTCACAATGAGCATACGTCTTAATATTTTCACTATTATTATAGGAGCACTCTGTTCTTCCAGCTACTTCCACCACTTGTCTTCCAACAACAGCTTGAGCAGTGCCCTTCCACCTGACTGTGAGCTTTTCACCTAAATAAGATTTACGCCAACTAGCCGGCCGAATATCTGGTATACAATATCGCCTCTGTATATAGGCAAGCCTTTTGATAGGCTCAATATATTATACAATATACGTTTTCATTTTTTATTAAAAAAACTAAAATATTTTTCTGGAGCACCGACCTAGATTTGAACCAGGGAATAGTGGTTTTGCAGACCACCGCCTTAACCACTTGGCTACCGGTGCATATTTGGCAGGCCTGAAACGACTCGAACGCCCATCTCGCGAATTTGGAGTTCGCTGTTTTACCAATTAAACTACAGACCTATATTTGGTGTGCCGTAGAAGATTCGAACTTCTGACAGAGCGTTCGTAGCGCCCTATTTTAATCCACTAGACTAACAGCACATATCTGGAGCGGGATAACGGTTATGCTCCGTCGTCTGAACATTGGCAATGTCCTATTCTGCTATTAAACTAATCCCGCATATGGAGCGCGAAGCGGATCCTGCCACCGCACCTGAGGTTTGGAAGACCCCAATACTGACTTTTATACGATTCGCGCATTTATGGTCTACGTAGAGAGACTTGAACTCCCATGAAAATATCCTGACCCCAAATCAGGTGGCTTACCAATTAGCCCATACGTAGATATTTATGGTCAGGGTACCGTGACTCGAACACGGATAACTCCTCGTTCCAGGCGAGGCAGCCTACCAATTGGCCCATACCCTGATATTTATTATTCTGGTCCTTCTACTTGGATTTGCACCAAGACTTTGTAAGGTTTGAGCTTACCGCCTCTGCTATTGGGCTATAGAAGGATATTTGGTGGAAACGGTGAGATTTGAACTCACACAAACCTTTCGGTTTCCAGTTTCTAAGACTGGTGCGTCTCAGCCAGTTGCGCCACGCTTCCATATTAAATATTGCCTCACGTCACACTATCCCGATGCTCCCTTACCCAGGCGGTCTTTGTCATTCCTGGCACGTTCGTTGTTTACTGAGCTTTTGGCAATACTTTGGTCGGAGTGGAGAGATTCGAACTCTCGATTGTATAGGGCTTAAACCTACTGCGTATGCCAGTTCCGCCACACTCCGTTATCTGGTGCAAGCTATAGGACTCGAACCTATAATCTACGCCTTAGAAGGACGCTGCGTTATCCATTGCGCCAAGCTTGCATATTTCGGAGGCCACTTAAGGAATCGAACCTACAATTACTACTAAAAAGCTTTTTACTAATACTTACTCTATCTTGTATGCATCCAAATAAAGCAGTATATTAATAATACACTTACCATTTTAAGTCATCTTGCTGACACTTAATTGTGTTAGTATTATCCACAATAAGCATGTGCGCCGCCTTGGCGTGTCCATATTTGTTATTATTGGTGGGTCGGGTAGGATTCGAACCTACGATGTATCAGACGTCCCTGTTTTACAGACAGGTGCCCTCGCCAGCTAGGCATACCGGCCCATACGTATTTTAAGTTTCATTTTGGAGCACCCAGTCCGCAACGATCGGGCAACTATTGCTTACAAGGCAATTGTTTTGCCAATTAAACTATAGGTGCATTTTTGAGTAATTAGTTTAAACAGCGTCGCCAACGTGAAGGCTTACTCAATGACGCCAGCTCCCGGGTCGATTTGAACGGCCGATCTGCTGTTTACAAGACAGCTGCCTTAACCGCTGGGCTACGGGAGCATAAGACCTACAAAAGCAGTACTACTTTTATAGGGTTGCAGGTTACGCCAATTGGCCTGCTATTTGTCGCTTAGCAAGACTGATCAGGTCTGGACCGCGTGCGATCACTGGTAGTGATGGTAAGATTCGAACTTACGACTTCCTGTGTATCAGACAGGTACTCTAACCAACTGAGTTACACCACTATACTTATTTTTATTGGCTCCCTCCCGATGAGTTGCACATCGCTTCGCAGTTCATGATGCTGCGAACCACCTGGTCTTCAGAGGGCATATTTGGCGATGGTGGAGAGACTCGCACTCCCAATACGGCTCTGCACCGTACTAACGCTTTTCAAGAGCGTCCCCTCATCTAGCCGGATCACCACCAAACTATATTTTTGTTTTTATAATAATTATTTGCTGGCGGAGAGTATTGTTGCTGCCACAAATAGCCTAATGGCTACGCAACGCTTAGCAGGCGTGCTCCAGGACTGCCTGGATTTGCTCTCCATATTTGGTGGGCAAGGCTAGAGTCGAACTAGCGAACCTCTGGTTTTTCAGACCAGCGCTCTAAACCTGATGTGAGCTACTTGCCCATACTGGTCCGCGGGACAGGAGTTGAACCTGCATCGGCGGGGTCACAATCCGCTGCACTAACCGTTGTGCTACCCAGGGTATATCTGGTGTCGGATGAAGGACTTGAACCCTCGTAAACCTTTCGGCCCCCTGGATGTAAGCCAGGTGCTCTAACCAACTGAGCTAATCCGACATAATTTGTAATAAAAAAGATGCTTGAGTTTTTTGTTTGTCCCAAGCATCCTATAAATCGTTTTAATTATTATATACTATAATGTATTTAACAATCCAGGTCCTGAGACATATTCTTACTACCAAAGCTAATAGGGCGTGGGAAGCAATAAGAACTAACTGATGTTCTTCCAAGCACTAAAGATAAGGTATGTCTCCAAGATCTCATGTTCATCATTTTTTGTTTTCCTTTTGCACTTCTACGTGCACACATAATAATTTAGCGTTATGTTTTGCTTAGTTTTTTATTTTTTTCATTTTTTGTAAGTAGTGTATGCTTTTCCCCTATCACCAGCTGCAACTTTACGATAGGTCCTTTTCTAACTTCTTTTCTCACGGTGTATGCTTTATTTAGAGTTGAGTCGCTCCTTCAACTATACGCACCGAATAGGTTAGCTCTGGCACTGGTCTATCTCTCTTTTGAGAGGCCTGTATCTCAGGCACATATTAGCTTACTATTATATTATACAGTATTTTTTTTAATTTGTAAACTATTTTTACAAACTTTTTTTATTTTTTTATTTTTACTTTTTATAGCAGTTCTTATAAAAATCTGGCATATGTCTAATCAACCACTTTTTAGCACTTTGATGCGATACATTAAGTAGTCTAGATAGGTCGGCAAGCCAGCCTGGAGCATTAAAATTAATATTGCATTTTAAAATTATCTGCTCACGTTCTTTATTTGCTATATTAGCTTGTATCTTAAAGCTATTATCTGTCTCTCTTTTTGTTTTGCCTCTTATAAAAGCATTATCAAAGTAATTAGGATAGTGCTTAATTGTATCACGCACTTGGCCCCTGGTTAACCCTGTAGTATTTTGAACAGCTTCTTGCCAACCTTGCTTACTAAAGTCTACTTTGCTATCTAATATTAAATTAAGTCGTTTAGCCCAAATTTCAGGATCAAGCACACTTATTGTGGCTCTCCCTAAGCTGTTGACTCTACCTTGCTCTATTAAAGCTTCTTTTTCAAGTTGCTTCTGCTCTCTTTTTGAAATAAACTTTTCAATGAAAGCTGAATTTATAATAGCATCTTTGATAGCTAGTAAATAACTATGCTTTTCTTTTCTATTTAAAGCTTGATAGTCTGGCCAATATACTCTACCTATACACTTCCAGCCTAGATTAGATAAATATTCTGTTCTAACTCTGTCATGCTCTTGCATCCAAGCAAGCTTATGCTGACTGCCATCAATTTCTAAATATATTTTTTTATCTGGCCAAGCAAAATCTAAAGTATATCTGTCAATTTGTAGTTCTTGTGCCTCAAATATTTTTTCTTTCTTTAGCCAAGCTTTAAAATATTTTTCAGGATAACTCTCTTTAGATGAATGATTTAGCTTAAATGGCACCTTGTCAGGATGTTCATTTAAGTATTTTTTTCGTGCTTCACTAATCTTTCTCTTAGTTTCTTCTGTATGTTTGCTACCGTAAGTGCCCATATTTTATTTCGCTCCCTCTACTCTATATAATTTAGCAAATAAAGTTGAGAGGTTTTTACAAAATGGTGCGCCTGGAGGGATTCGAACCCTCGACCCCACGATTACTTCACCACATTTTTTTCAAGTAGTGGTCCGGACTTTGTCTTAGCCATATATTACTACTTAGGCTCTCCGTGTAAAGTCTCTACACATAAGAATTTCTTCTCTTGCTCGGCGTTATCATATGCTTTACACTTAGATTTCACCGAATTAGCGGAGTGTTCATCAATAAATTTCTTTATTGAGCTTCTATTAGTCAAAAGTCGTGTGCTCTAGCCATCTGAGCTACAGACGCATATTGGTGGAACGCATGGGATTCCAACCCATATCTTTCGGATTAAGAGTCCGATATATTAGCAATTATACGAACGTTCCATATGGCCTAGCTATCATACCGCAAATTTAAAAGATTTGTGCTCTGTCGAGCTCGAAATAAGCATAGGCTCTATTTATGGCGCCGGGTGAGGGACTTGAACCCCCATAAGCTGGTTCAAAGCCAGCTGAATTAACCCTTATTCTAACCCGGTATAAAAAATGCACTTCCTTTTTATCAGAAGTGCACTTAGCTTTCATTTTTGCTTTTATAGTTTAGCTTTCTATAAATGCGCTTCTTTCAAGGCAAGGATAACCTAAGAATACTTGAGTACTCTTTTGTTTAGGTTGTTGTTTATATTGTTTAAAAATCAACTTTGTCATCTTTGTCTTTTCCTTTATTTTTATTTGGCCACGCATAGAGGATTCGAACCACTGTTAGATGGCTGAGAACCACCTGTCCTAGTCCACTAGACGAATGCGCGTTATGGTCGCACCTATGATAGGGTCTGGCCGAACTGACTATCATAACTTGTACAAGTCTTTCGGTGCAATGGTCACGCCTACGGGAGTTGAACCCATATTCCCACCGTGAAAGGGTGATGTCCTAACCATTAGACGAAGGCGCGATATAAATTTGCCTGCTCTAAATCAAAGATAACTCTCGTTTTCTTCTATAACTCACAGACCAGCACTTGATAGCCATTTACTAGTATAGCTATCATTAAACTGAGTTTGTTCCTTATGACTCAACGTGGTCCGCATTACTAGCTCTTTCGAGTGCGTGTTGAGTTCTCTTTTAACCCCGGGCCCGAAGGATTCACCGGGGTGCGATCCCAAAAACTCCTGGGCCCAAAGGCTTCCAGAAGTGCAATCGTATTTTACTAACCTTTTGGACTAAACTTATCAGCTAGCATTTTTCAGACAGATTCAAACCCTTTATTCAGCGTTTTTTCTAACTCCTCTGCCATGCCTACTCCACTATGCTACTCCGCTTTCAGCTTTTTTGAAGCAATTTCCATTCATCTACTAAGACTTCGGTCTTGTCTGTTTGACTACTAACTGGCCGGCGCTCACAAGCTTTAGTATTCTGCTTTTTACCTCTGCTTTAATTTAGTCTCATCCAGCAGGTTGCTATACTAATTGTTGTTGCATTCCCTTATAGTAGGCGTTTCCTAATGTTTGACGAGCCCAACCTCGTCTGGCGCGAAATTCGCTTGCGTTCTCCTGGCTTTCTTAACCCCACTGACTTGCTTTTGCAAACATGATGCAGTACCTTGGATGGTGGAGGTTTTTTAGCTTACATGGCTTCTCTGGCCATTTGACACACTCATAATCGTGCGGACATCCCTGGCTCTACCTGAGCCGAATGACTGGTGGGACTTGCTATTGCTATCCATCTCAGTAAGCTTCTGGATGCGGGAGAAGGACTCGAACCTTCGACCTTTGGGTTATGAGCCCAACGAGCTACCACTGCTCCATCCCGCAATACTTATTGAGGCTTTCTTTTTGCAGTGGCGCCTCTACCACTGTATCTTATGGTTGCAGCTGTGGGGGTTGAACCCACCTGTCGAGGGTATGAGCCTCGCGAGTAATCCGCTACTCTAAGCTGCTATAATTTTCAATGTCTACCAGGCAAAGAATCGAACTTGCAATAATGACTTCAGGTACCTTGCCATTATCCTTTGCTCTCAACAGAACAGCTGCACCAGCAGCACCTGGCATACGTGTAGTTTTCTTTTGCTAAAGCTACTATCTCCAGATAGCTACGCACCACACAGCGCATCTTAAGAATCGGCAATGAGCCATACCCAGCAGGTCATTCTCAACGTCTATCTTAAACTTTTTTTCCTTGGAGGCTCCGGAGGGATTTGAACCCACGACACCGCGGTTAACAGCCGCGTGCTCTGACCAGCTGAGCTACGGAGCCATATAAAGAGATGCTTTCCTCATGAGCTACTCACATCTCTCCGTTGCCTTGGACAAAGCCTCTGACAACTAATACGTCTTCTTTGGGTCACATTGTTAAGAGGTGCAAAAAGTCCTGTTATACTGTTTAATCTATACTACAGCTAAGATTTCTGGCGATCCTAAGGAGACTCGAACTCCTACAAAAGCGATTTCGTCTTCCGGCTGACAACCGGGCGTTTTAACCATTTAAACTATAGGACCATATTAAAAATAATAACGAGTAATGCTACCAATTACATCACATGTCGCTCGGGTGCTATTTCACCCGTGACCTTCATATTGCTATGACTATTTGCTTATAGGTATGCTGGCACAGTTGGATTCGAACCAACACTTCTGTTATTATTCTTTGGATTATAGATAAATATTAGTTTTGGCTCGCTAAGAAACTCACTCAAAATGAAAAAAGCATTACATTTATTTATCTATATTGGTGGAACCTGTCGGTAATGCTCCGACCTGCTTTCCGCATTGCAAGTGCGGCGACCACTCTATGCAGTCCCAGGCCCCATTTTATTTAAGTATGATGGCTTATCTCTGTCGTATAGCTCAGTAAAATTGCTGCCATATACTTTTTTACAATAAGTTAAATATTTTTTTATACCATTCTTATAAATAATTTGATACTTTAAGTGCTTTGGAAAACAATCAATTTTTGCTTGAACTTGTTCTGTCCAGTAGTTTTTTATCTCTACATAAGTATCATCTATTATAAAATCTGGATAATAATTATGGTACTCACCATTATAGCTATAATTAAAACATTGTCTATTTCTTTTAACACTAATATTATGGTCTAAACAATAAATTACATAAGCAAGCTCGTAGCTAGAATCGCACTCAATGCCTTTATATGTTCCATATTTAGCATTTCTTGTTGGATTTAGATTTCCACCATGTAGTTTGATAGCTGCAATAGTATTATTCTTTAATAACATATGCTTGCAAGCTTCACTACAAGTTTTTTTAGAACGACGCTCATATGGTAGCTCTTTGCCGCAAATAACACAGAATTTAGGAGATAATTTATAAATTTCTCTATTTTCTATTGCTTTTTGTTTATTATCCGCTGCAGTTCCACTAGCTACTACCTTAAGTTTATCTGAAATTTTATGTTTTGTAAACGCAGATAACTTACGAGTATTAGCACAAGCTCTCGAACAAAACCTACCTGATCCAAATTTTTCGGTCATTACTTTACCACATTTTTCACAAGTATGCTTTTCAGACAACCATTTGTAGTTTGATAGCTTAATAGCATTAGCTGTTTTCATTTTACAAGTATTACTAGAGTTTTTTCCTCTATTCTTAGCTTCTAAATCTACTTGTTCAATGGTTTTACCTTTTAATAATGCATGTATTTTACAATGGCTCTTATGTCCATTATAACTTTGTGCATTTTCAAACTCTCTTCCACATTCACATTTATACATATTTATGCCTCTCATTATAGTATACAATAAATTTAGCATAAATTTGGTGGACTGTTTCTAAATTGAGCTCTGCTTTCCTATAAGGTTGCACTTATTATTTTTGGTTTTCAATGTTCATTCGTATATATTATACAACTTATTTTTTGTTTTGTAAACTGTTTTTGCAAAAAAATATCGACTTTTTTAGGGTCGATATTATCTGCTTCTATTTTTAGGATGAAAAAGTAAATAATATCTACCCGATAGATACCTCTTGTTCTGCTTTCGCATTATCTTGATTCTTCATAATAAATATTTTTAGCATTTTCTTCCTTCGCAATAGCATTTTCGCTATGCACTATAATTTAGCGTTAATATCTAAACCATTTTTTTATTTTTTTGCTTACACTATATTATACGCTATTTTTTTCAAATTTTCAATTTTTTTGAAAAATATTTTTTATCTATTATAATTTACTGTTATGCTACCTTGACCATTTTCTCAGTTAGCAGCTTTTTGCATAGCATTCCAATTAGCTTGTGAGCTTGCATAGTCAATAGTTTGCGTTGTGTTTCTCGCTGGCATAAATGCGCCTGTGCCAATGCTTTCAAGTGTGCTTGGTAGATGGAAAGTAGTCTTGCCAGTAATACTTGCAAAAGCTCCATCACAGATATATGTATAACCTTCTGGCACATAGACATTATTGCTACCTAAGCCAAACCAAACAGATCCTAAATCTATACTTAGTGGTTGGTCTATACCTATAATTGGATATTCAACACCATTCACTGATAAAGCTGTTGGTAAATATACTGTGCTTCCAAAGAAAGCTAAAGCACCTGAATTAGAGGTTGTAAACTCTGTTAATACTAAGTCTCCATTTTCATTTGGCTCAATAGTAATGCTTACATCGCCTCTATCATAAGTATCATTTCCATTTACTGTTACTATTTCACCTTCAACTACTTCGTCATTTACAATAACTTGGCCTGATTCATCTACAACAATTAAAGTTCCAGGTGTAACTACAGGGTCAGTGTTTTCGAATACTCAGCTTAATACTACAGTGCTTATAGTTCTATTTAGCTCAACTTGAGGCATAAAAGTCCAAGCGGCATAAGATGTCCCTATTATTAAAATAAATATAAGTACAATAATAAATGCTATACTACGCTTCATATTGAATCTGTCTTAAATAATCTAATCTTTTTTTATTTACCTTATTGAATTGATAGCTAGCGAACTCAGAATTAATTATTACAGAAGCAATAGCAATAAAAGACCATATACCTAAATATGACTTTAAGTATAAAACAAAACTACCTATACCTTCTATTTTTCTTCCAGTATAGTGATAAATAATATTATCTCTCTTAACAAGCTTTCCTGAATACTTATAATCAGAGATAGCATTAGCATCCCCTTTGAATTCATAGCCTGTAGAATATATATTAATTAATCTATGGGTGATTATTGTATTGTTATTCTTATAGCCGTAGACTTCGCCTTCTATCAGCTCTGTTTCTTGCTCTACACGCTCAAAGATGCAGATGTCGCCTATGTTAAATTGTAGGCTATCATCATATATCTCTTCATCATAATTTTTTGACATTGAGCCCGTTTTAATAACAAGTATTGTCTTGCCATCTATTTCTAAATCTTTATTCTGCACTTTGAATACTATTCCTGCTGTGAATAAAGCTATAACAAATGCTAACAAAATATATGAGAATATAGAAAGAAGTATTTGTAATTTTTTCTTCTTTGCTGTATATTCTGCATATATCTCTTTGTCATGCTTACCTTGATCAACCTCAGCTTTATATGCCTTCAAGCAATAATAGTAAGCTGCTCAAGATAATACAAAAATTATAATTGTTAGAACAATAACTACGACTATCGTAATAATCGTAATTGGATTCATTTCTATTCTAGTCTAACCTCTTATGCTACTGATACTACATTAAATGTGAAGCTAAATGTTAAGCTTAAAGCATTTACTTCTGCTTGTAATAAATTAACTTCTGCTACACTTGTTGGGATATTAGCTACTACATAGCTTGGTGCCGGCAATGTAAATGTTGTTTGAACATCTGCATTCTTTGAAGCTGAAACAACTTCTTGGTTTAAAGCTGTTGTAGCTGCAATATTTACATAAGTTCCATTTACTGCTGCTGTTGCTGTAGATGCAAATAAACCTGTATAAGTAGTAATATCAGCAATATCATTATCATCTTCATTAACTGAACCAATTAATGTCAATGTAGTGATAGGATTTGCTCCTTGTGCATCTGTTGCCCAATAAATACCGTCCCCTGCTACTAGACCTGTTTGTCCTGAAGGTGCATCACAAATTAAGTATAATGTTGTAACTGCATTTCCATTGCCATCTTCTACTGCTAAGCCATTAGCTTCAATAGCAGCTGTAGCTTTTCCATCAATGACAGCACTGTCTGTTGCTTGGTTTGCGAATGTCCATGCTGCAAAGCCAACACCTAAGATGGCAATTACAGCAATTACTGTAATAACTGTCAATTTGTTTCTTAAACTCATTCTAAAATACCTCGTTTTCTTATATTTTGCAGCAATATGCCACAAACTCAACTTAATTTAGCCAATTTTTGCCACAAAAGTATAAAAAAATAAGCAATATATTACTATTGCTTATTAGCATAATTTAGTTTCTCCATTTCTGGATACTTAGCAGGTTTACCACGTCAAGGTATATGCTCTAAACCTGAGGGGCTGCAGGATTCGAACCCGCGCCACTGAGTGTGGACCTCAGTCTTTCTACGGTTTTGAGGACCGCTGTACTACCGTTATACGAAGCCCCTATTTTATTATACATTATACATTAAGTTTTTTTAGTTCTCTTGGTTAATTTGCTTACTTAGCTTTCGGTGCTTGCCTATGGGCTTATAATTAGCCCAAAAGCACCTTTTGGCCATCAGTTAGCTTATCTATTTGCTTATAATCATCTGGGCTTATAAAGAAGTTATGTCCATTGACTAAACAAACCTTGTAATTATTTAAAGCTTCGTCTTTTGCTTCCATAATTTGTATATAAGCTATATGATCTAAAAATAGGTCTAACTTTTCACCTGTTGTAGTAATTAGTTTATATTTTTGCATATGCTGGTTCCTTTTCGACTGAAATATGATTTAGCACAATTTGGTCTTGCAATAAATGTAGCAAAGCAGACAAGTTGTCTTTTGCAGATTCAACTTCTCTGACTGTTTTATTAACATTACGTACTAATTTTAGCAATTTATTATAACCATCTTTAACTAAATCATCTGAAATTTTAATATCTTTTTCTGTAATAAACTTATATAAAGCTGTAATATTATTGAAGATCATTGTAAGCATTATTTTATCATCTAACATTCTTGTGCTGGCTGAATAACCAAAGCTATCTGCTAATTCATTAGCTATTTTTGTAGCTTGCTTAAGGTCTAAAGTTGTATGTCTAATATCAAACTTTAATTCAGCTAATACTGGGTTAAATAAAGCTGCCACTTCGCTGCTATCTGAGAAGTTTAGTCCCTCTAATGTTAAACTGTAATCTAATGCTGTCAATGTCATCTTAATATCTCCTAATTATTTAATGTATTCATATTATTATACATTATTGTTTATTATTTTTTAATTGTCTTTTTTGCTTTCTTTCTGTTGCTGTATCAACTGTGACTCTATGAATGTTTTGTATCTTTGACAAGCCACCCTTTTTTATAAAGTTTATTAAAGAAATTGGTGTATAGTCTATATGCTCTGCACAGACATTCAAATGATGTACTGTATCTTTAGTTTCTATATTTGCATGGTCATGTCCATGAATATTAAACATATAATCTGGCACAGCTATTGGCTCATGTGATAAGATAATTCTATCATTTATCATCAGTGGGCCTTCATAGACCTCATCAAATAAGCCATTATCTATCTTTTTAACCTTCATATACTTGGTATATACTTCCATAAGCTTTTCTTCAAGCTTTGCTGGCTCTAAGTTGTATAAGTCAGCTGGGTCAGTTATATCCATTGTGTTAAAAGTAGCTACTTCAGTTATTTTTCGCTTGTAATTAGAAGCTCCTTTTTCATGATTTCCCATTATAAGCACTTTATAACCTGCTTTAATATACTTTACAAAGCTTGGATTCCCAATGTCGCCTAAACATACAAAAGTATCATTCTTGCTTACTTTTGCATTTATTCTTGCAACCTGTTCAGCATCAACTATATACTTATCTCCTCTTAGCTTAACCATTTCTGGGTCGGCGAAGTGCGGATCGCTGTATAAATATATATTTCCACCTGGTTTTTTCCAAGCTTTTTCAAATATCTCGTATAGAAACATTACATATCCTCTAATCTTTCTTCTAAGCTGTCTGCAATTACTTTTGAATCTGCTAGCGCTTTTGCAAGTGCTTTTTGTAGCTTTTCAACTTCTTTAATAGCATTATATACTTCAGTATTAAAGTTTCTTTGCGCTAATAACTCAGCTTTAATTCTAGCTATCGTTTCACCTTTCTTAGCATCAAAAGTATCCTTAGGGTCTACTTTAGCTACACCCTTAGTTTGATAATCCTCAAAATAAGGATCATTCTCATATTTAATAAAATTGATAATAGCTCTATTTGCTTTCCAAGCTTGGGTAGTTAAATCTGTTCCGGCTTTGATATATGCCTTTTGCTTAACAATTGTTGTTGTGCCATTTATAATTGGCTCTTCTTTCTTATATTTTAAGTAATTCATTTTATACCTCTTGCCTTATGGCAACACCCTAAGGTGTTACCATAATTGTTGCTGATCCATCTGTCACAAGGGTTGTAGGTAATTCACCGTCCCAAGTCTCATAGTAGATGATTTGTTCTAATAGCTCAGCCATAAGCTTCTTATCTTCGGCAGTATCATATGTAATTGTATATGATGTTACCAAACCGTCTTCATCAAGTGTTGTTGTCATGTCTAAGTCTAATGCTTGTGCAATTTCAATAGCTTTATATCTTAGCTCAATAGCAACAGCCTTTGCTGCTTCTGCTTTAGCTTTCTTGTCTGCTTCAGCTTCAATTAGCTTCTTTTCAGCTTGCTTCTTAGCTACTTCTACTTCAACTTCTGCTGCTCTTTGCTTAGCTTCAGCTTCTGCCTTTGCTTTAGCAATAGCTTGTTCGTTTTCATAGTCAGCTTGTAATTTCTTTTGTTCTGCAATCATCTTGTCTTCTACAGCTTTCTCAAATTGGTCTGTAAAGTCAATATTAGTTACTACAACTGTCGTGATAGTTACATAATAATCTGGCGTAATTGTAGCTCTAATTGTATCTGAAATAAGTGGTGACATAGTGCTTCTGTTAGCAATAATATCCATAGCTTTATATGCTGATAATACAGACTTTGTTTTTTCAATAGATACACTTTGAAGCTTATTTTCAAGTGCTGCTACATCACCATATTGATTTATAATATCAATTAGATTTTCTTGATTCAAGTGATATTGAATAGTCATTGTAATATCCATCGTTTGAGCATCATTTGAATAAGTCATCGTCTCAATATCGATAGTTCTTACCTTCATATCATACTTTTCAACTTTGTTTGTCATCCAGAAGTTAGCATATGTTCCAGATGCTTTAATTTCTTTAGCAACACCTAAGTCCTTAATAACTGCTGCTTCACCTGCTTGCACAGTGTAGAAGTTCCAAGGCACTAAAATAAATGCTACTAAACAAGCTAATGTAATAATTGTAATAATACCATCAGCTTTTGTCCAATCTTCATCGTTAACTCTACGCACAATACCTGCAATAAGTCCACCGATAAATAATAGGCCGAATAATACTGCTAATAAAACTCTAAAAACCATTATTGATTATCTCCTTCGTTTGTCTTATAATATTCCTTTAATGTTTTAACTAAAAGTTCGTCTTCTACAAAAAATGGATCTGGGTAAGGGTTTGAAATAAGTTGCCCTAATCTAAAGTCAGGATATTTTTCCCATACTTTTCTAATCTCGTCTAAAATAACTGGTATTCTATTTGGATCTCTCATCTTATACCTCTCTTCTTATATATTCTCTTACTTCCATTAAAGCTTTGCCTAATAGATTAGTTCCATTTACTTGACTTACATCTGTTGAGCCAATGCCCCAGATTTTATCATATGGGCTTGCTTCATAAAGCTCAGCATCGCCTGTGCCTAGTAACACACTTGCAATGCTTGGATTTTGCATAAACTTATCCTTTAAGATGTCAACCATAATTCTGTATCTTAAAGCTGCCCATTGCTCATCAATATAGCCTTTAACCTCGCGGCCTAAAGCTTTAATTTCATTTTGTCTTTGTGTTTGCATAATCTTAGCCATTGTTTCTGTATCGCCAAATAGCTTAGCTTTATGCCACATTAGTGCTTGCTCAGATGATATAAAATAATGACCTTCGTGCATAAATTCACTTATATACCAATTTGAAAAAGCACCATATGTATCTGTTATTTTCCAAAAACCTATTTTCATTTACATTCTCCCGATACCAAATACGGCTAAGAAAATAGTAACCGTAATAGAAGCGGCCATTAATAAGGCAAATATAATATCACTCTTATCTAAATCTGGTCGCTTCATAATTATCTATAAATATGCTTATAGCACTTAGAATAGTTGCCTGTAACAACCTTGCTATTTGTTTTAACTACAAACTTATTGATCTTATCATAATCTACCTTATCTGGCACTACATCTAATTCCTTAGCTTTTTGTAGTCTGTCCTCTAAGTAGTTTAGATAGTCTCTAAATTCTTGTGTTAATTGATTATCCTTTACAAACTTACCTGCTCTGATTTCAAGTAAGAAATCTCTGTCAGCAGCTCTGTATGTATTAATTTCGCCCTTTTCTAAGATGTCAAAGCACATATGATATAGTCTTACTAAGTGCATAATATGCTTATTTAACTTAGCTTCTGTTGGCTTGTTATTTCTTTGTCCTGCTTTTGTAAAGTCTCTTTGAATATCTGTTAAAGTATTTAGAGCATCTTTAATTTCGTCTGTTGTTCTATCAACACAGTTAATGCTCCATAATAGCTTATCAGTATCAACTCTAACCTTGATTTCATCTTCCTTAAACATTGGTGTTCTGTCAGCTAATTTCACCTTAGTAACGTCAATTACTTCAGCTGTTCTCTTAGCTCTCATTTCTTCAGTTACTTCGCCATGCGTAAAGGCATTTTCAACTCTTCTTAATTGTGAATTAGCATAACCTGCAAAACTATATAAACACTTCTTGCTTACAAAGTCTTTTGCCATTCCAATTAGCTCTTCACCAATGTCATTGAAAATAATATATTGATTAGCTCCAAGCATTTCAACAACATTAGGGTTTGTATTGCATACTAACTTAATAAACTTATTAAACTCATATAAAGTTGTATCTGTTTCTGCATCCATTCTTTGCTCAAAATGCTTTAGACCAATTAGCTCATCTACTGTCGGAAGCATAACACCTCTAACATCAATATCAGAGCCTTCAATATTTGTACCGTAACTCCAGCTGCCACCTAGCGTAATAAAGCATAGTCTATCACGATAATCATTTACCCAAGCATATTCAGGTCTCTTTAATACTTCCTCTAAATCTAACATTTCTCTTTCCTCTTATTATCTTACTATATTATTATACAATATTATTTATAGCTTTCTTATCATTCTTCCATAAATATTTTTCTTAGAAATCCAACCATTTACATGTTTATGATTATTTGATATTTGATATGTATTACCTTTAATTGCTGAAATAAGATGACAATAATAATGTCCCTTAACTTTACATAGCACTATATCATTTTTATGCAATTCTGTTTCTTCTGTTACGGGTTCCATTACTACCGCCTCTCCAGACATTAATTTAGGAACCATAGAATTGCCATAACCTACAACAATACAGGTTTCACCTGCTTGCAAATGTTCTGCTGTATCTTTATTTTCTTTTCCTGTATACATCTTATTTATCTGTTTCTTTAATATTTCCTCGATATTCATCTACAACAGTGCCATCTTCATTAAGCATTCCATACTTTTTAAGTAGTGCATTGGCTTCGTCTGCTGTATATGGTTCTTTCTTAAACTTTTTATTATATTGCTTTTTTGCTATACTAAAGTTATCACTGCCTGTCATAGCTTCTCTTACAGGTAAACCTGAAGCATATTCATCGAAAGGTTGCTTGTTTGGATCATTTGTAGTATCCATAGTTAGCTTAACTGTTGTGCCATCTGAAAGCTTTGTTGCCCCTGTGCCTGTTGTTGTTAAGCTTATATTTATATCTTGTGGCTTTGTAAGTGTATCTCTACAAGTTACTTTAAATGGATTCTTGCCGCACCAATAACAACTATCATCTACTACCATTTCGCCTTTCTTAATTCTTTCATTAATTGGACAACCTTCACAAGGATTTGCAACTGGATTTGGCCAAATAGCTGGGTTTGTTGTAACGATAGGATAAGTTGGCTTTATATCCTTCTCTACTTTTTTATATTCTTTTAGAAAATCTAAAAGCTCTTCTAATGTTCCTTCAACTTTTGTTCCATCATTCAAAATTAACTTCATAATGTCTCCTTATTCTTCTTCACTATAAATTTCAGCTGAAATAGGATGCTCAGCTGCTCCCCAGAAATATTCTGGTTTTGGTCTTGCAATAATCTTATCTTTTGTAGCTTCAATCTTATCTACATCATCTGACATAATTAAACAGCCATGACCTAATAAGTTAATAACTGCAAACTTAGTATCCTTACCTTCATAATTCTTTTCTAAAGCATTCATAATTTCAGCTACTTCTTCTAAAGCACCGCAAGGCAAAATTTCATTTGTAAAAGGTGCGCCTTTAATATATGTATGTGTATGTAGCATATACTTAATATTAGGCAACTTGTCATATAATTGTAGTTGCACAGGTGAATCTACAGATGGTTTATTTTCGCCTAAATAATAAACCTTATTATCTTTTAAGTATGTTGGGATAAACTCATCAATGGTAATATGAGACTTATCTACATTTCTTTTTGAAACAAAAATATATTCACCCTCTCTGAAAGATGGGAAACCTTTAGGACATCTGAATGAAGCATTACCTAAAAATCTTGTAATCTTCACAGGGTCTTCTGTTCTAAAAATTACGCCAGCTAAAATAGGTGCATAATCTTTAACTACTTGTAAGAAGTGCTTTTTATTGTAAACGTCATATTCAGCTAAAACATCTTTTACATCCTTAGAAGTATCTGTCAACATTTCTTCCTTAAACATATTAAAATACCAATTTAAGGCATCTCTTGATTCCTCTGCATTTAATGTTGAATGTCTTGTAATATTTGAAACAAAGCTTGCTCTTTTAACAATAGTTTTAGCTAACATTTCAATATCATTGCCACTATAGAAGATATTGCCAAGTGGGTCAGTTACATAAAAGCTAAACTTTCCATCAGCCTCTTTCTTAAATACTACACATAAGTTCATTTTTTGCACGAACATTCTTGATAGGATGTCTTGATATGAATAAGTATTATCATCATCACGCTTTGAAAGCACAGTGATAGTCTTATAATTAACTTCTTTGACATCTCTAATCTTTGCATAAGTATTTGGCACATTTGCCCACCAAATAGTAATATCGGCATCTTTTGCATGCTGAATAATCTCTGTTAATTCATTATAATTGCCACCATTATAAAACTCTGTTGTGTAGCCTTCTTTAACAATAAAAGTGTTTACCTTCTCAGCTAAACTAGAAGGTCTGCCACCATTATCATCAAATGATCCACCTACAAATAAAATTCTCTTATCCATATTACTCACCTTGTCTCAAAGCACTTGCTAAGATTTCTTTATATAATGCTAAATAACCTAAATAACCTGTCATAGTTAAAGGTAATTCATTACCCATAACTTTAGTTACTAATTCTTCAAACTTGAATACAGCTACTTCAATGTCTTCAGTTGGCTCTAAATGTTGCTTATCTGGTTTGCCTACTCTTGTTAAAGCAATAAAATTAGCTTCATCAGTCATACCTGCACACATTGGCATTGGGTAAGTTTGCAATAACTTGACCTTTAATGTTTCTGCTCCAATTTCCTCATAGATTTCTCTTTCAAAAGCTTGACCAATGTCTTCACCCTCTTCAATTAAACCTGCTGGGAATGAATAGACATACTTACCTAATGCTGATCTAAATTCTTTGATCATAACAACATAAATATGGTCTCCTTCCTCATAGTAAGTAATAGCTTCAATAGCTGTTGGCTTTACAAACTTATTATTGACAGCTAAATCTTTCTTGTTATGTCTTGAAGCAAAATAATAATCTCGCTCAATATCGTCTGTTTGATATTTAGCTTTATAAAACTTTAGATGTTTATTATCTTGTAGTTTTTCTACACCTAATAATTTTTGCTTTTTCATTACTCATTCTCCTTTTTTTTAAAATAATATTTCTTTATTTTTAACTTCTATTTGTTTAAGTGGTAATCCTTTTATTCCTTTTTCATACTTTTCTAATGGTATATATACATAAGCTGATGCATCCATAGTGCCTTTACTAAATCCCATCAAATACTTGCTGCTATCCATGTATGGACTAAAATAAATTTTAATATCTTTACCATTATCATCCTTATCAGTATCGATAAGTCCAGTAGTCTCTATCTTGCTATCTGGATAGATTATCTCTTTTACTTCTGATCCTATAATTGCATAAGAAAATACATAATCATCTTTATTAATTTTATTAGATGCCATGATTTTAAGCATTTCAATGAACTTATCTCTAGTTACAAGTTTCTTAAAATCTTCTTTACCCATACTTATTTCAAACATAATTATACCTTCTTTCTAATAAATCCATTAGATTACTTCAATTTGGCACATTGCCATAGCTTTTAAAGCATTCTCATGGCTTTCTGGTGTTAAGCCTGCACATAGGTCTTTCAAAACCTTAAGGGGTGTTTCTGGGTTTTCAGCTTTCAAAATAATAGCATTAGAAATAACACAAATATCCGTGCAAGTTCCACAAACCTGAATCTCATCATCTGAGCTATGTGCATAATAGCCTAATAAGTTGGTTTCACCAAATTGCTTCTTATCTTTATACCAAATGTATCTATTCTTTTCTGCTTTTTCCCATTCTTCCGCAGCTTTTCTTAAGTCTTCATGCACACACCAGCCAGGTGTTCCTTCAATACAGTGCTCAACAGGGAGCTTTCTACCTTCTTGTGTTGTTAAATAATCTTTACTATGCGTATCTCTTGTGAATACAACTTCGTCTCCATCAAAAGCTTTAATATATTCAGCTATCTTTGGCACAATAGCTGCTGCTGCTGGATTTGCTAAAGCTCCATCAATAAAGTCATATTGCATATCTACTACAACTAAGATTTTTTCAGGGTCTTTAATTGCTACACAAGTATCACATTTCATTTCTTCCATTATTTTATTTCTCCTTTAATAACTTTATATACATTTTTAGATATATACTTATTTATAATATCTTTTTGGCCTTGTTTTAGGACTATACGGCACTCAGTTCCGCTAATGACAATATTGTGTCTGGTTAACCTTAATTCATCCATATTTGGGGCAATTTCATTTGTAAACCAACTTGACCTTTCTTTCTCACAACCTGTAATATACAAGTCTGGCAAGCAACCATTATCAGCTTTGAAAGTATCAAGCACATATTGTCCCCAAGAAGGACAGTTTCCTAAGCCTTGATCATATAGCGGGTTGATAACTATTCTGCCAGCTCTAAACTCTTTTCCAAATACAGTTAGCAAGAAAAGCTTTCTATCATAATAGCTATATGGGTTAACTTCTGTGCCACCTTCTTGTGCTGACCCTACATAAATATATACAATGTCACAAAGCGATAATGCACGTTTTATTAGAAATTCGTGCCCTTTATGTAGTGGTTGAAATCTACCTATAACTAAGCCTGTTTTATATAGTCTCATTATTTTTACCTCTCAACTGTATATAGTGGCATTACACAATGTTTAAATTCTGGTGCTTCTGCTTGTCTATCAACAAGAGCTTTAACTTTATTATAAACTTCATCTGTTTCAGACAAATCTTGCACATAAGAATATGAATCTAACTTATGATAGAAGCGTCCATCCCAGTCACAATTTTTAATATCCATATTTAGGTAATCTGATAAGTGCTCTCTTACATAATATATTGGTTGCTTAATATCAGCTATATGCCCTGTAACTACTCTCTTTGGCATCTTATCTGTCCATTCTGGATAGCAGCTATAGCCTTTTTCATTTAAGTCATCAATGTCTATAAATACATGGAATAATCTTGGCTCGGCAAGAAACTTTACTGCATAATGTTCTTTACTTGTAGCCCTATAATAGCCCGTTTGATAGTAGCTTTCCCAGTAAACATCTTTAATGTCAAATATTTTATAAATAGTTCCAAGATATACTTGTTTCTTTGTTAAAGTGCTTACAATATCACCCACTACATATTTATCAGTCTTTTTATTCATATTGGCTCTCATAACATCATCTAACTTAGATTGTTTATAAGATTGCATATTTTCTGTATAAACACCTACTTGACTTGCTGTTCTACCTAAATAAACTTTATTTTGACAGGTGCCATTTATAAAAGTATTTTCTAATAAAGTATCTAGCAGTAGCTCAGCATTAATACCTACTAAAAACTCTTTACCATCTGGTGCTGTTAAAACACAGTTCCAAAAAGATAACTTACCACTATTTGAGCTGTCATCTGCAGCATCTTGAAGCTTTAATTTAAAGCTACCATTTTCATAGGTGTGCTCAATGGGATCTGCATACCAACAACTTGCCCAATTTCTTGCTGATTCCAAGACCTTCTTATTGCCTTCGGCTACTACATAAGCTTGCGGAATTTTCTTTAGCCTATCTCTTATCCATGTATAAGTGTTATTATTTTTAGTTTCTTCTGCTTTAATCTTTGCTTCAGAAATATGCTTTTCAACTAATATAATATTTTTTGGAATATTAACTGCCTTATAATCTGCCATATTAAATCTCCTCTCCGTCTGGTCTCATATAACTTGGCATTTTCTTAAGCTTATGTAAATTAGCTAAATGTTTTCTCTCAACTTTATTTTGAAAATCTATAAGGTTAAACACATTTATGTCATCACCTAATCCTGCTTCTTTTTGAATTGCTTTATATTCAGCAAACTTATTATCCCAAGCTTTTTCATCAGCAATTGTTAATGCTTCTTTTGGAATAGCTTTAAAACTTTCTACATAATCTATCCAATTTATATAATTATCAAGTTGTCTATAAGTAAAACCTAAATTATCTTCATCAGTCTTGCCACATAGGCCGTCAGAAGGTGTTTTATGCACAAGCTCTTTTGGAAGCTCTTCCATAGTATCTCCAATAGCTAATACTTCTGAAACTAATAAGTCTTGAAGCACTGATACATCACCTGCTTGGTCACCAAACTTAGTTGAATAGCCAATATAATCTTCAGATCTATTACAAGTATTAACTACCATAGAAGGCACTGGCTGACAAGCATTAACTAAATATAGCTCTGTCATTCTTACTCTTGGTGGTGTATTAATCTTAGCTCCTTCTTTAATTGTAATGCCTGCTTTTTCATTAGTTTCCATAAAAGCTTTTGTCATAGCATAAATGCTGATAATCTTGTAGTCAATACCTAAGCATTCACAAACCTTCTCAGCATCATTTATATCAGGCATTTCTTTGTCAGGCATGATAACGCCTAAAACTCTTTCTTTACCTAAAGCTCTAACTAATAAAGCTGCACAAATAGTTGAATCCTTTCCACCTGAGATACCAATAATAGCTCTTGAATTTGGATTCAAGCTATCAAACTTATTTCTTAAATATGTAATTATTTTTTCTCTTTCTTCTAATGCATTAAAGTTTAACATAAATCTCTCCTTAGTAATCAATTATTAC